CGGATAAGCAAAGACAAACCTTCTATTGTAAGATGGAGGGTAAGCAGCTTACACATTATACCGAAATGCTTGAGGATTTTATGACCGACGATGGGGAATTGGATGCCCCAAATGTTCTCACCCAGTTAATGCGGTTACGGCAAATTTGTTTGGACCCAAGGCTGGTCGGGCTGGATGCGCCAAGTGCAAAAACGAAAGCCCTTTTAGAGTGGCTGGATGATAATAAAGAGCCTGTAGTCATTATGTCCATGTTCACCAGCTATTTTGATCTAGTGAAAAAAGATATCGAAAAACTGGGGAGAAAGGTTGGGATGATTCATGGAAAAATGTCCAACCAAGACAAGCAAAAATCAGTTAAATTATTCCAAGCAGGAAAAATTGACGTACTACTTTGTAATATTATTTCCGCAGGAGTGGGATTTACACTAGATCGAGCCGAAACTGTATTATTCCTAGATAAAGACTGGTCGCCCAGTATAAACGAGCAAGCCGAAGATAGGGTAACTCCTGTCTCAGAAGAAAGGAATCATAAGCACACAATTATCAGCTTTGTTGCCAGTGATTCGGTTGACGAAAGAATCGATAAAGTCCTTGAGGAAAAGAAATCGTTCACAGATATCATAAATAATGGAGGAATGAACGCTATCAGGAGGTTACTTAGCTAACTTCCTATAAAAATTCCCCACATGCCATGTTGCATATGATACATGATATGTGTTATAATAAATAGTGAAAGGAGATAATTTATGAAGAAAACAAGTCATTATATTTCAATTAGTTATGAATACCAAAACAGTCATGAAATGCAGGAACATCTAAGAAAAATGGAAGAACTAAAAGAGGAAGGATGGAAGTGCACTTCATTTAGTTTTATGAATTTAAAAGCTAGATTTCGAAAGGAGGTGAGCGAGTGAGCGAGCAGGAGTTGATCACACAATGTTTCTACTATCTAAATTCCTTTAAACGACATAGAGCATTACAGCAAATTAAGGCACTTGAAGGAAACCGTACAGAAGCACAATATCATGAGTTGAAGCAGTATCAATTTATGGATTCATTAGAGTTAGGACTAAGAGCGATTCAGAAAAACCAAAGAAGTATTGGGGAGGAAAACAATGATCGAGATTAGAGGAAGCGAAGCAAGTACATTTCAACGTTGTCGATTAAAGTGGAAATACCAATGGGCGGATGGACTGAAGCCTAAACGCCCGAATGGGAAGCTGTGGTTTGGTACTCTATTTCATAAATATTTAGAGGAGTTATATATCAAAGGAAGCCATTACGATGCTAATGAAGTGATGCGAAAGCTATTTGAGGGAACAGATACATCTAGAATGGAACAAGTAGAGCTGGATGAAGTGTGGGATTTAGCTGATAAGGTATCAAAGAATTATTGGGACAAATGGTGGAAGGAAAACACCAAGCAGCGAACGATTGCAACTGAATTAACTTTCCGTATTCCTTATGGGGATAACCTGATGTATTATGGAACCATTGACCGTATTTACTTAGATGAAGATGATCGGCTGTGGTTCACGGATTACAAAACGGTAGCTTCCATTGAGCAGTATGAGGATAATGCCGAAATGGATCGTCAGATTAGCCGATACTGGTGGGCGTTGCAACAACTAATGCGAGGTAAAGGAGAAATATGGGGCAAGATTGAGGATTGGGTTGATCCGAAATGGGAATTACCTTTAGAAAAGGAAGTAGCCGGATTTGTTTACGATATTATCAAGAAGGATTACCCACATCCCCCGGAGGTCTTGAAGAAGGGTGGGCTATCCAAAGCCAAGAATCAGAAAACATCCTATGATCTATATCTTGGCAAGATTAGGGAACTAGGGCTGAATGTGGAAGATTATCAGGATATGCTTGATTTTCTAACTGATAAGCCGGACGGGTTCTTCCGTAGGGTCCAAGTGTTCCGTACGCAGGGTGAAGTTGACGCTTCGATGGAGGAACTACTGCTGGTAGCTAAGGATATGGAGCAGCCTAGAATCTACCGAAATATCACGAAAGACTGTTCATGGGATTGCGATTACAAAGGATTATGTGTCGCTTCAATGGATGGATCAAATGTCGATCTACTTATTAATCTAATGTACGACAAGGAGGATATTAAAAATGGCTAAAACACTAGGAAAGAAAGCTGAGACAAAAGGGGAAGGACGTTCGATTGTCCTTTATGCCCCACCATTTGCAGGGAAAACCACTTACCTAGCTGATCCTGAAGTAAAGGTATTACTAGCGGATATGGATCACAATACCTCTCCCCTAGATGACGCGGATAATGTAACTATATTTCCGATTGATAGTTTTGAGGATTACCTAGAGTTCAAAACTTCGGTGCAGCGTGGTTATTTTCAAATTGATGGTGAAAAAATTCCCTGCAAGGATTATGATGTAATTGCACTCGATTCATTCACTCGATTTGAGGAATTGATTAAAAAGTTCGTCGCTACCAAGTATGCCCCAAATCGTAAACGTGAGATTGAAGGGAAGTTTGGCGCACAGACTGATTGGGATGATCTTCAATCTAGGGAAGTAGCTGAAGTCAGAGAGTGGCAAGCGATGACCCGTTCTCAAGGGTTCAACGTTCTGTGGATCGGTCACGATATGGCTATCAATGATTCACTGACAGGTCAAGTGGCTAGAATCCAATTAGCCCTTCAAGGAAAATACGCTTCAGCCCGAATTATGTCGGCTGTAGATGCGGTTATGTATCTCCATAAATACGAAGATAAGGACAAAACGATTAAGCGTGTTATCTACACACAAAACTTCGGAGCCGTTCAAGCTGATGCAAGATTGCCTGTGGAAAAACGTGCGAAACTTCCTTCAGCTTTACCGTTGGATAAGATGCCTTTATCAAAAGTGTTACCATACTTAGGGTACAAGAAAGTCGAAGCAATTGCTCAAAAATAGTTGTTGACTGTCATGTGCTACGTGGTATATGATAAGCACATGACGGTTTTAATAAATTAAACCAAAACTAGGGAGGAAAATATTATGTCATTCTTTAAACTTGATGAGTCTCAAACTGGTGGAGCATTCGAGCCAATGCCGATTGGTGAGTACGAAGCGATTATTACAGGAGCCGAAGTTATTAATTCTTCTAATGGAAACCCAATGATCAAGATTACCCTAACGGTTCGTGATGATGTGGATCAAGAAGGTAAAAAGCGTAAGGTATTCGATAATGCGGTTGCTACCGAAAAAGCGATGTTCAAATTTCACCAGCTAGGAAAAGCGTTAGGAATCGAAGCGATGGCTACAATTGAAGGGTTTGCTCAAGCGATGCTGTATAAGCCAATTCGATTCAAAAATAAGCATGAAGAGTACAATGGTAAAGTTAATGACAAGGTAAATTATTATTCTCCTGCTCAAGTAGATTATAATGGGCAAGGCGGTCAGGTAACAGGCGATCCATTCGCTGGGTCCAGTACAGTTGATATCAGTGATGAAGACCTTCCCTTCTGATGAAGGTACTTTACTACTTTAACTAACTATGATACGATACCTTCATACTATTTTAGGAGGGTAAGCGATGGACACTTGGAAACCTGTTGTTGGGTATGAAGGTATCTATGAAGTTAGCGATAACGGAGATATAAGAACTTCTGATGGTAAAACCACCTACACTGAAAAGCATGGGATTAGGCATTGGAGCCAACGTGTTTTAAAGCAAAAAACAGACAAATACGGGTACAAAAGAGTAACTCTCTATAAAGATGGAAAGCCGAAAGATTTTCTAGTACATCGTTTAGTTGCTGAAGTATTTTGCGAAAAACAGGATGATAAGCCGATCATAAATCATATTGACGGAAAGCCTGATAATAATATCGCTGACAATCTTGAATGGTGTGACTACAGGCATAATCTAATCCATGCTTTTAAGAATGGAATGAATAAATCCCCTAATAAAACCGTTCTAACTAATAAACTAACTGGCGAAAAACTTGAATTTATATCAATGGCAGAGGCTAGTCAATTTATTGGCTGTAATAAAGGGTATATTAGTAGTCTTGTAAAGAGGGGAAAGAACGAAACAAAAGAATGGATTATTAGCTAAAGGGCGACTCGCCCTTTTGGTGAAGTGATAGGACAATAGCCGGGACTGCGCCTAGGAGGTCCCTCGCCTATTACTTCATCAAGTGGGCGAAGTAAGGAGGGGAAAGCATGGTTAGGGGAGAATTTTTACGCACATTTTTTGAAGAAAGAGAAGCACTCACCGTCAAAACAAATAACGAAGCTGATGTTCGCTGCCCGTTTCCACATGACAAAGGATATGAAACTAGACCTTCTGCCCACGTTAACTTGGAGTTAGGGGTTTTTCATTGCAAGACTTGTGCTGCCGAAGGGCGTTGGAATCATGGTGGACTATCAGAGATCGATTTCCTAGCTAAGGTCTACAATCTACCCTATGCACAAGCTGTTCGATATATGTCTGTTTTAACAGGAGATATGGAAGTCCCGTGGGATCAAGCCATGATCAACCTGAAAACGAACGCGGATGGAATGGAGTTTCTAACACAAGAAAGAGGGCTTACTGAACAAACGATTGAAGAATACCAACTAGGGTACCTAGGAGAAGGAGTCGCCTACCCGGTTTTCATTAACGGATACTTAGCAGATATACGAACCTATAACCCAAACTGGAAAGAAGAAGCAGCACAAAACCCCGGAAAGAATATTCCTAAGATCAAGTCAACAAGAGGTGCTTCAAATTTACTTTTCCCCTATGACCATTGGAGATTGGACCCCAAGCCCACCTTACTTTGTGCAGGAGACAACGACACATTATTAGCTAGACAAAACGGATTCAATGCCATAACCGTTACTTTTGGAGAAGGTAGCCAATTCCCGAAGATATTTCTTCCCCAGTTTAAGGATAAACTTGTTTACGTTTGCTATGATTGTGATGCAGCTGGGAAGCAAGGCGGTCGAAGTGCAGCCTTTCAATTAAAGGAAGCTGGGGCAATAGTTAAGATCGTCGATCTTGGATTAACTGGGGAAAAGGATGACAAAGACATTACGGATTTCTTCCTCAAGCGACATTTCACCTCAGATGACTTGGATCAACGAATGGCTGAAGCTGTGGACTACACAGAGGATTTATTTTCAGAAGATAAAGAAAGGGAGTACCCCCTCGTTCCTCTGTGGGAGATCATTAATCCTGAATGGAATAACCGCTACATTTCGAGTCGAGTGATCATGATGGGTAAATATGACCGACCGATGGAAATTCCAACAGCGATTGAATGGAGTTGTACCCGACCAAAGTACACAGAGAATGGAACCTCTCCATGCGATTCTTGTCGGTTTGCTGAAGAAAGCGGTCATTGGTTTTTAGAGGAAAAAACCTTACGGGATGCCCTTTACCTAGCTGAACAAAATGAGGAACCACAAGAAAAGTTTATTAAGACGAAACTACTAAACCTACCGGGAAAATGCCCCGGAGTAAATAAGAGAGTACTAGATCGTGCGCCTGTTCATAAGGTGATCTTATCCCCTGATGTGGAAACGGAAGATGAGTTATCAGGCTATAAGGGAGTAGAGCAATACGCTTATACAATTGGAAAAGAAAATCAGCTAGAAGATGGGCAACGTTATCGAGCCTTTTTCAAGCGTTTTCCACATCCCCTTCAACAACAATTTATCGTAGCGTTAATTGATAGAGTGGAAGAGTCCGATAATGCAATCAATCGATTTCGAATCGATGAGGAAATGATCCAAGAACTTTCCCAGTTTCAAGGGCATCCAAAGGATGTAATGAATAAGCGATACGAGAACGCTAAGATCGTTGTAGGAGGATTTGCGAAAGATATGGTCGCATGGGCAGTCGATCTAGCTTATCACTCAGTTATGAGTTTCAAATTTGGTAGAGAGTTGATTAAAAGAGGAAGTTTGGATGCTTTAGTGATCGGGGAATCCCGAACAGGTAAATCTGATACAGCATTAAAGCTGCAACAATTCTATGGAGTCGGAAACTTTACAGAGTGTAAAACAGCAACAACGGCTGGTCTTTTAGGGGGAGCCGATAAGCTACCTTCGGGCGGTCATCGGATCAAGTGGGGGAAAATTCCTCGAAATCATAAAGGAATGCTGATCCTAGATGAGTTATCAGGGATGCCAATGTCGGTTATGGCAACATTGACCGGGCTACGTTCCCAACAAACAGCTAGGATAGAAAAGATTGTAGATGGGGTCGCCCCTGCATGGGTCCGAAAGTTATGGATCAGTAACCCAAGGGTACAATCGAATGGGAAATCCCTTAACATCTTAGATTACCCGGACGGTGTAAAAATTGTACTCGATTTGATTGGTTCGGATGAGGACGTTGCCCGTTTTGATTTTATCTACATCCTGCCGAATGATGGAAAGTATATCTCTCCATTCGAAGATGCTCAAGGGCTATCTGAAGAGGAATACGAATACCTTTCCCATCATTCAGCTTCCTATCGAAACTTGATCCACTGGATATGGTCCCGAAATTCGGAACAGGTGAAATGGGAAGCGAATGCCGACCGCTACACTTGGCAAGTAGCTCAAGAGTTGAATGAGAAGTTTGACACAGATGTAAAGCTATTAGGAGGTGAAGCCCATAAGAAACTCGCTCGGATCGCTGTGGCTGTTGCTGGTTGTTGTTTTTCCCATGACGGTACGGGTCAGTCTATACTTGTCAGAAAGGAACATATCGACTGGGCTAGAGATTTTATGGTGCGGTGTTATGACAACGATGTGTTTCGTTTACCTGAGTACGTGGCACAAACGAAATTAACCACAACCACAAATCCTGAAGTAAATGCCGTGGTAGCTGGGTTGATTAATAGCCAACCGATGCTAATGAAAACCTTGGCTAGTCAAACAGAAATCACTTCGAGACAGCTTCAATTATTGTCGGGGATGGATACAAACCAATTCAGTGATGCCTACCGAACGCTGGTGAAACATTCCCTAGTTCAAACGATTGGGTCGGATCGAGTGATGCCAACGAGACGGTTCCGACTAGCGATTAGGGCTTACCGAGAAACACATGATTCACAACGCATGATACCTTTAAGTGAACAAGATGGGAGTTTTATATAGATGAAAGAGATTCAGTTAACAAACGGTCAAATTGTTTTGGTGGATGAAGAAGATTTTATATATTTAACCGAAATCACGTGGGGGCAAAATCGTGGATATGGAGTTACTTATGTGTTGGTAAACTGCAAACCGAAAAGATTTTATATGCACAAAATGGTCATGAGGGCAGGTAAAGGTCAGATTGTGGACCATATAAATGGAAATAAACTAGATAACCGTAAAGAAAACCTCAGATTAGTAACTCATCAACAAAACTGTATGAATCAAAATATTGCGATCAATAACTCGACAGGATATAAAGGTGTCTCTTATCACAAGGGACACCAAAAATATGGTGCAAGTATTCGTATTAATAATAGATTAGTTCATTTAGGTTACTTCAAAAATCCATTTGATGCTGCTTTAGCTTATAATGAAGCTGCCCTTATGTACTTCGGCAAGTATGCAAGATTAAATTAAGGAGTTTGATACTATGATTATAACGATAGCTAGGGAAGAATACACTGTTTTTTACACAGAAAGTGGTCTTGAAATAAATGAATCGATAGCTTTTGATAGACCTAAATTCTTAACTTACGATACTGAAACCACAGGTTTACACTTGAAAAAAGATAAACCTACACTCGGAGCAATTTGCTACGATCATAAGGTATTCGTATTTCCTACAACAAAAGATGTGTTAAAGTGGATGCCTGAATGGACTAAAAAAGTAAAAAGACTATATGGTCATAACATTGGATTTGATATGAACATGACAGCAAACGCTATGGAAGATGACAACTTTCCACTAAAACTGGGGAAAATCGGGGATACAATGGGGCTTTGTCGGCTTACTTTTGAAGCCATTTCCGTTCGTGACGGTGGAGACTCCCTCGCTTTAAAAGCAATTGCTCGTAAGTATATCGATAAAGAATCCGATCGATTTGAAAAAGCTGTGAAGGGTTGGCTTGAAGCGAAGAAAGCACAGAATCGAAAAGTTCTTATTGCTGTGCTGCATGGATTTAAAGATGAAAAAGGGAAATGGTCTATCAAGCGTTTCGAATCGGCTTTAAATAAAGGGACCGAAGCGATCCCCTCAGATGTAATGGAAGCTTTCCAAAATTGGCAAGTCTGTTATCCTGATCCAACGTATGCCGATGTTCCCCAAGAAATCCTGTTACCTTACCTAGCTGTGGATGTGATTTTAACCAAGATACTTGTTTTGAAATCCTTGCCAATTATCGTGCAGCGAAACCAAACCGGGATCATGGAAATGGAGTTTGATCTTATTCCTGTTGTGTATAAGATGGAACGGGCTGGGATTAAGGTAGACCGGGAATACCTCCAAGATTGCTACAAGAAAGTCGATGATTACATCCAAGATTTATACATCCAACTTCACGAATTATCAGGTATGGAGTTCCGAGTCGGTCAGCATAAGGTAGTCAATGATCTGCTGAACGGAATGATTGAATCAGATAAAAATGTTAAGACTGACAAACCAGGACTGAAGAAGATCGAAAAACTGACTGAAAATGAAGTGGCGATTGAAATCGCTGAGATCGTGAGCCGTTTGCGTAGGCTGGAAAAATGGAAGTCAACCTACATTGAAAAAATCCTTGATGATTCAGAGTACGATGGACGATTCTATACACAAATGTCCCAGTTCAATCCCGTTTCCGGTCGGTTCAGTGGGGATGCCCAGCAATTCCCGAAAGACCCGATTTATACGAAAGAAGGTTATCAGTATGAGAAAGACCATCCGGGTAAAAAGGTTCCCGAAGAGTATATTCTCTATCATCCACGCAGAGCCTTTATCGGATTCTTCTACTACCTCGACTATTCGCAAGTTGAACTTCGTGTACAAGGTCATTATACCTTATACTTCGGAGGGGATACCAATCTTCTTCGGGCATATATGCCCTATCGATGTAAGCACTATAAGACTGGAACAATGTACGATTACGAAACAGTGGAAGGTCGTTGTAAATGGTCGGAATTAAGAGAGGGTGCGCCTACTGATCTTCACTGGGAAAAGGCACTTGAAAAAGGTTGGTCTGTATGGGTGATTGAAGAAACTGGGGAAACATGGGTCCCAACAGACGTTCACTTGGCTACTACCTTAAAAGCCCTTGTCGCTATGGGATTCGATCCGGCAACAATGGACCCTAAAGATATCGCATGGTGGAGAAAGAAAGGGAAAACCTTCAACTTTATGCGGAACTATGGTGGTGGGGATGCGAAAGCTGCGGAGACATTGGATATCTCCCTAGATGCTGCAAGAGCGATGAACCAAGGTTATACGGATGCCTTTCCAATCGTTGTCACTTATCAGGAAGGAGTGATAAAGAAAGCTAGGGAAATGGGCTATGTGGAAAATCTTTCGGGTCGAAGATACTACTTGGCAAATTGGAACAAACATTACAAATTAGCCAATTATCTGATCCAAGGTTCTTGTGCCGATGTGCTGAAGAAAAAGATGATTCAAATTGACCAGTTCCTTACAGAGAATAATTGTAAAACAAGAATGGTCCTTTGTGTTCATGACGAACTTCAGTTTGAGGGAGTTGAAGGAGAAGAGTGGGTAATCGCTAAGTGTAAAGAAATCATGGAAGATACCCCGGATATCCTTGTTCCAATCGTAGCTGAAGCTGAGGTAACATATACCGATTGGGCGTCCAAAAAGTCGTTTCATGTTGCCTAGAAAATCAACAATCTATAAGGAGTGTAAAAAATGCCGATCGATATTGGTCCGTGGATAAGCGGAGTAACCATTGGGTTATGTGTTGTTGCTTTTATTAGTTGGATTTACCACAAGTTGAAAAGTCAATAAAATCCAGAGTTTGTTGGATTCGACATACTTTTCGATAGTCAGCCTGTCCGAATTTTGGTAAAATGAGAGAAGGTCAATCCCTTGAAGATTGACCTTTTTAAACCACAATATTTAGAAAGAGGGAGAAATAATGGTTGTGCGTTTTCCGTTTTCAGAAATAAGTCTTACAGGTTTACAAGAAAAGATTTTCTTAGATCGATATGCTGCGAAGGAATTGGATCACTCAAAATGGAAACTGGGGAATAAAATCATCGCTACCACTCATGAGGACCCAAACCAACCTCTTCTAAGAAAAACTGTAACAGGAATTTTACGAGAAGTCAAAGACAATACGTATACAATCGAAGATGTAAATACAGGGGAACTAGTAGATGTTCCTAGAACGGCTATCGAATACCCTGAGGAACAGCAACCAAAAGAAATGTGGGACCGTATTGCTCATGCCTTGGCTGGTGTAGAAAAACCCGAAAAGCAACAGGAGGTGTACGAACAATTTGCCTACGCTCTTAACGATTTTAAGCTTGTGGGCGGTGGCAGGGTTATGGCTGGTGCTGGAACGGAAGAACTAACTCTGATCAACTGCTTCGTAATACCTGATCCGCATGATAGCCGAAGAGGAATCTTTGAAAGTGTTGCTGATATGGCTGATATTATGGCTAGAGGTGGGGGTGTTGGAGTCAATCTTTCTAGTTTGCGCCCGAAACGTGCGATTGTAGCTGGGGTAAATGGGCATTCGTCAGGATCAGTTAGCTGGGGAGGAGTATTCTCTCATGTAACAGGCTTAATTGAGCAGGGCGGTTCGCGTAGGGGAGCTTTGATGCTTATGATTTGGGATTGGCATCCTGATCTTTTATCCTTCATTCGTGCTAAGACCCAAATGGGAGCTATTACCAACGCTAATATGTCCATTTGTATCTCTGATGCTTTTATGAAAGCTGTGAAAGAAAATGGAGATTGGGTAACAAAATTTCCTGTCACCTCTCACCCAGCTTATGATACAGAATGGGACGGAAATATTCAAAAGTGGGAAGAAAAAGGGTATCCTGTTGAAATTTATCATACGTATAAAGCTAGGGAAATATGGAATGAAATCATTACTTCGGCTTGGAAATCGGCTGAGCCGGGTATCGTCTTTATGGAATATGCGAACTATATGAGCAATTCTTGGTATTTTAATCCTTTGATCTCTACAAATCCATGTGGGGAGCAGTTCCTTCCAAAATTTGGGGTATGTAACCTATCTGCTATTAACTTATCAAAGTTTTATGATGAGGGTAAGCATGATGTAGATTGGGATGAATTAGCGAAGATTACCCGTATCGGTGTTCGTTTCTGCGATAACGTGACTACATTTACTATGTATCCGTTAGATCAGATCGTTAAGAACCAAGTAGAAGATGAGCGTAGAAGTGGACTAGGGACAATGGGGCTTGCCGAATTATTAATTAAGCTACAAATTCGGTATGGATCGGATGAGAGTATTGAGTTCCTAGATCGACTATACGGATTCATTGCAAGAGAAGCTTACATTGCTTCGGCTGAACTAGCTAAAGAAAAAGGCAGCTTTGGGAAATTCAATGCTGATTACTTTTTAGAATCAGGATTTATGAAGCACATGCTTTCTGAAATACCGGGATTGGAAGCGATCATTCGTGAAAACGGAATGCGTAATGTGACTGTCATTACTCAGGCTCCTACAGGTAGTTCAGGAACAATGGCTGGGACTTCTACAGGTATTGAACCATACTTTGCTTTTGAGTATTTCCGTCAAGGTCGTTTAGGAACAGAAAAACAATATGTTCCAATCGCTCAAGAATGGAAAGAATCACATCCGGGTGAAGACTTGCCTGAATGGTTTGTAACTGCTCAGGATTTAAGCCCTGAAGATCATGTAAGAGTGCAAGCAGCTATTCAAAAATGGACGGATTCAGCTATTAGTAAAACAGCCAATGCTCCTTCTGAGTTTACAGTAGAGGATACAGCTAGATTGTATGAGTTAGCTTATGATCTAGGATGTAAAGGTGTAACGATTTATCGTGACGGAAGCCGTGATATCCAAGTCTTATCTACTGTGAAGGAAACAGAAAAAGAAGCCCCGAAGGGCTTAGAAAAAGCTGAGGTAACACATGATGAACAGGATTTCCAATCGTCGAAGGTTTGTGAAATCCGATTTGAGAATGGTCAGTTGATTTCCGAGTGTGGGACGGAATAATCTACCTTTGTATTATCAGTATATGTCTTGTACAATAAATATATACCTTTGTTTCTCCCCTACGGGAGTTCGGAACCTGTCCTTGACGGGTTCCTTTTTATTTGGTACGATAAAGAAGGTCATGGTGAACAGTTTCGATTGCTCAACCATAAGGAAAAGGAGCCTATATAACGGCTCCTTTTTCTTTTATTTCGGTTAAGGGGATAACCTCTACCTGATACCCATCTGTTACCTTGTACTTAAAAGGTCGATCCGTCACCAGCCATAATTTCCTAGCTGCGTGTTTTCCTTTCTTGTGACTATCAATAAATCCATCTACTTTCTCCTGCATTTTCTTGTTGGAGGTATGACTTAATTGTACTTCGACAGCTATATGCTCATTCTTGAGTACAGTGTAGGCATCAGGTCGGTAATCATGTTTGAGATCAGGCTCAACCTCATATATCGTAGGTTGCCCAATCCGAATGTAAAAATCCGTAATAGCTAGGAAATGATTGGTTCGTGTGGAATTTGGGTGGATAATCGTGGGGTTAGGCATGTAAAGGTACGGTCTATCTTTGGGCTGGGGTATCGGCAAGACGATCCCATCCCGACACAGCCTTTTCATGATACGGTTGATCGTAGCATACGGCTTCGCTACTTCCGGGCAGATCAATGTCCCTAACTGGTCCCGTGATAAAACTCGGAAGTGGTGTAATAGTTTCACTATCAATTTGTCCCTTGTGGTCATTTTGAACATCCTCTTTCCTCTTTCGATAGTATGGCATGAGTAAAGCTTCTGCTTCATCATTAGATAAATATGGAATTTGAACTGTTTCAGGTAATCCGTCTACAAGTATCGCCCTACCCTTAATTCCTCCCAGCTTTTCGGCTCCTTCCATTCCCAAAATGATCTTGGAATCCGCTTCATTCGCTGTAGTTAATGCTATCTTTACTAACATATTTGTCTTAATCCGTGGATTTAATACATCCTTGGCATCCGGGCGTTGACTAAAAATAACTAGGTGAACATCCACATACCCGGCACGTTCAGCAATTTCGGTCATCGCTTCTTGAACGGCTGTGTTGTAGGCTTGCTGTTCCTTATCGGCTGTCTTTCCAAATACTCCAACCTCATCCACAATCACAACGAACGGCTGGAAAGTTTTGTCGGGATATCGTTCCTTCACAGTTTTTGCATCATTCACATTTCCCAGTTCATCGATAACAGCTTTCCGATCCTTATACTCTTGAATGGCATCATCCAAATGTTTGAGGGCTTTATCAGGAGTAACTAAGGAAACATTGGGGAGATTTCGGAACATGTAGTAATCAGCATCCTTCGCACTAATAATGACCATTTTAATCTGACCTTTTGACTGAGCATATAAATGAGCTGCGGTCATCAATTGCAGAACTGTTTTTCCCATTCGGGTAGCCCCTCCACCAACAATATGACAACTGGACCCATCCTGAATATCGAGCATCTTCCAACCAAAGGCGGTCAGGAAAGGTATCTTTAATCCTTCCTTTTTGGCGTCTTTATAGTCGATCCGATTGTGTAACCCCATCCGACCAAAATCTAGGGAACAATGTCGCCCCCGGAGGTGACGGAATCGGATGTTTGAGTAAGTATCTTGCTCGATAGCTGGGAGATAGGCTTTAAATTGCTCAACAGTTAAGCCTGATGGGAGAATAATTTCTGCATAAAAGCCGTAGTCTGTTCCTTCCAGCTTCGTTATGCTAATACTCCTTAGTTCGGTATCGAGGTTATGTGTATGAAAAGAAGCTTTTAAAACTCGTTTGAATTGTCGCTTCGGGGTATTGTAGAGTGGATAAACGATGGATGGTAAGATCATAGCTGCACCCACAAGAGTTCCCACAACCATGTTAACACCCCCTTCATATGAAGTCCGAACAGCCCTTTATGGGCGACCCATTCTAAAAATCCCAAGACGGTTAAGTATTGGAACATAATTCCGTTGAAGATATATTTTCTCATTCTGTCAACTCCTTTCCTGTCATATACTATATGCTGCTATGGTAGCTAAGATGACAGATGTTAGAAAATTTTTATTGCTGTGACAGGTGTTATGTGCTATGATAAAACTAGGGAGAGTGATCGTGAATGAAAATGTTATGCTTCGATCCTAGCGGAAACTGGGGAAAAGAAGGTTTCGGTCATAGTGGCTGGGCATTATTCGAAAACGGAGAGTTAATCGAATTTGGAGATATTGCAGCCGAAGATTTTGAAACACAAGAGGCTTATTGGGCAGCACATGAAAATTTAATTATAGATAAAGGTGTGAAATTTGTAATTTGTGAAAATTATCGACTGTACGCAGGGGCGAGAGGTAAGGCTCAAATCAATTCTACCTTAGATACCCCTCAATTAATTGGTTTCATAAAAATGGTTTGTTGGAAGGAACCTATCAATTTTGAAATGCAAGCCCCTTCAGATAAAACAAGGGTTGCCGATCCTCAACTAATCAAGATGGGGATTTTAGATAAGAAAGGTAACAAGCACTACTGTATGGGAAAGCCGACTAACCTTCATATGAGGGATGCGATCCGGCATGGGATTTACCATTTGAGATACGGGAGGGGTAAAAATGAAGGAGAGAAAGATCGAATTTGAATGTCCTGAATGTCAGCATCCTATGACGATGGAAATCAGCTACAATGAGATTGACGACGACGAACTGCCTGATCATACCTACGATCATATCATGGGCTGTGAAACTTGCTTCGATCAGGCTGCTGATTACATTTTTACCCAGTTTGTAAAGGATGGGTTTGCGCCCAATTCTTCTTTTCTAAGACAAGCCCTCAAATATTTTGATAGATTCTGTATATCGAAACACGATAAACTAGAAAATGAAGAAGAAGGGGAGGAACATGAGTAATCCCTTTAATCCCAAGATGCCTATGATTATGAAGTCCCGTTCGAAAAATGATATTGAAAGACGTAAGAAAGAAGCCTTAAATCGAGGACATAAAATCCTCGGTGAAGGAACCTACATAGATAACGGCTACACCATCTATTGGGTGAAAATAAATAATGAGCATGTTTAAAGGATTGTTGTGGGCGATTCCTTTGTCATTGTTACTTTGGACAAGCCTATTAGGTTGGATAGAACTGGTATGGAGGTTGATGAAATGATCGAATTTACAGAAACAGAGGTATTTAACTGGCGAGGGGCTATACGAGGGGCTAGAAATAGCTGGGAAAGTCATGATAAGTCGGATAGCAAATGGGTAGTTCACAAAGATAAAAGATTATACGGATTCAATTACCCTGATTACGAGATCGGACCCAACGACCACGCCCTTTTATTTAAACTAGCGAATGCCGGATCGAGTCATGCGAAGTGGACGCGACAGGTCATGGTTTGTGTGGATATCAATGCTCCTTTGTATTGGTGGAAGGAAATGGATCAGTACAAATTTATCGTTACGAACAGTGAAAGCACTATGCACACGATACAACGAAACGAAATAGTTCCGTCTACTGAGATGTTCTCGCTAGACATACCTAGAGATGTTGATTTAAGAGACGTTGTTCCTAGCTTTCAAACACTTGAGATGTTGAGGAACAGATTCTTAGAAACTAAGGATAGACGCTATTGGAAACTCCTCATACAATTACTACCTAGCGGTTGGATGCAAAAACGCACCACCACTCTCAACTATGCAACGATTCGAGGGGCTTATCATGATCGTAAAGGTCACAGACTTTCCGAATGGCAAGAGTTCCGTGAATGGGCTGAGTCCTTACCTTATTCTGAATTTATAACTGGGGTGAAGAAGTAATGGTTAAATGTGGTATAAGTAGTTGTTACTATATGCCGGAAAAAGGGTCTAGCTTTTGTTTATATCACCAACCGAGAAAAGCTACTGATGATATCATCAATAAGCCAAATCATTACCATAAAGGTGGAATAGATGTTTACACATACCTAAATGGTAAATTATCACAAGAGCAATTAGAAGCTATTCACCAATTTAATATCTTGAAATATGTTACAAGGTACAAGGAGAAAAATGGACTTCAAGATTTGCACAAAGCTAAGTACTCTTTGGACAAGCTTATTCAAATACTCGAAGGAGGAAAAGAAAATGCAGCCAAATAGCCTAAGCTGGATGGAGATTCAGCAAATTAAAGAGGAAATGCTACAAGACGTAGAGCCAAAGGAAAAAGACCCCGAATAGGGGTCTTTTCCTATTTTCAGAATATTGATTCCTAGTGCCGTCAGATCAATTTACATTTTGTTTATCGGGTATTTCACTGTTCCGTGGCGTATCTAAAGCTGTAGATTTTGCGAAATAAAACGATACGATCATAATAATCACATTCATAATGAACTGGTGATCCAAACGATCTGTAACAGCTAAATAAATAAACAGAACAGTAACTAGGATGGCAATAATTTTACGAATTTCGATCAAGGCTACCAATTTCGATTTCACTCTAATCCACTCCTATCGATTTTGTGGTTGCTGCCCGGAAGCCAGCCTTAGTTCATCAGCTAAACGTCCGATTTCATTGTCAGGAACAATCGCATAGAACGCATGTAAGATTTCGATCAGCTTATTTGCATCCTCAGCTTTCATTTGATATTCTCCTTTCAATTCTTTAAATAACCGTTCCCAAGGAAATTTAGGACCGGGACAATCTTTTCGAGATACACTATCAATTCGGAAATGCCCAGTGATATGCACATCATCCACAGGAATTTGGAACTTATCCACAAGGTACTTATGGAGTTCGATGGTTGCCTGTGTTTGGGCTTCAGTCAATCCATCTTCGGGATATCCTTCATGCTCAATCGAAATGGTCCACAGGTTGGGGTTCACTGCAGGAAACTGGGAGAGCCATGCTTGGTCAGGTGTGCTCAATCGACCATTTGCCCATGCTGTGCTTAGTTCATTTACATATTGATGGATGGACCCGTCTTTACCTACCCCGAAATGTGCAGATACCCCTGATTCTGTTCGGCTGAACCAATCATCTGTCCCAGCTAATGTTCCGCACATAATGTGATTGATAATCGCAAGGGGCTTGTACCCCCTGCGGTATAATTCAAAGTTTGGTGAGCCTTTCCATTGAATGTTCATGTTGTATCACCCTTTCATTATAATTGCGATAACCGCTACAGCTGCACTAATGGCTGAGATAGCTGTATTAACCCATCGATAGGGCGCATTCTCTAGTTTTTCTACTCTTTTTTCTAATGCTTCGAACTGCACCTTTTGAACATAGTACAATTTGATTTCGTCTACGGATTTTATAAGTAGGTCCATTTTAGCTTCTAATGAAGCTATCGCCTTTTGCTCCTCCCCTGCCATAGCTACTTCGCTCCTTTCATCTTCTCCTGTTTTTTGGCTTCCTTCGTTTTTGCGTTAGTTCGATCTCTTTCGGCAAAGATCAACCGTTCTAAGTCTTTTACTGGATCATCTGCATAGGTGTTTACTCCGGCTCCTTTTGCAAAATCACCTGTCAGGAGTTGCCCCGGTCCACCCATTGTTTGTTGAAGAAGATACTTCCAACCTTCAGGAGATTTAAGGGCGTTCGTATTGTCAGGAAGATCACTTGCAATTGGCGCACCGAATGTATTACGATTTTGTGGAATCTCTTGAACTAGTTTTAATGCTGGATTAAGTGACTGAGAAACGGTTCCTATTGGATCGAATAATTTATTCAAATCGGAACTAGGTAGACCAACATTGAAGTATTGATGATCCGTACCCGGAACTTTTGTATACCCTTCTTGAATGAAATCGGGAAGAACTCCACCATTTTGTTTCACTAAGTCCTTGATTAAAGCTTGATCCTTTTTGTTGTTTATTCCTAAATCTTTCAAAGCTTGATCTACATTCGGCTCATCCTGTGATTCCTTTTGCAGTTCACCGATCATGGCATACTTACCGGGATTTTTTGCTGCATTAATGATTTGGAAAGGAATATTATTCCTCATCCATTGATAGAATGGTAGTACAACCCTTGCTAGTCTACCGAAATTGTTAATTTCACTATAATTAAATAGGTATTTACGAACAGAATCGGCTGCTTGTTCCACACTCATTCCAGCTTCACGCATATGGACGAAGTGGGCAAGTCTAGCAATATTATCTTCATACTCCCCTGCCTTTCTACCTAGTTGACCCGGTAAGAAAGACTCACTTAAAGGATTCGCCATCTGAAGCTTATTTCCTCCTACCTTACTAGATAATTCTGCATCTAGGGTAGAAGCAAGGTCGGCTGCTGCGGAACCTGTATGGATAACCCCTGCTTCCAAGGCATCCTTGTACATTTGGTCGCTGTGGTTGTTTTTCTTTAGTAGACTAGCAGCTTTTGTGTAAGCGTCAGGGGTTACCCCAGCTAAGGTATTTTGGAAGGTGTTACCGATTACCTGTCGGATATGGAACCCGGCTCGTACTACGGTTACGTTTCTTCTCCAAATGCTGTACATCTTGTCCATCTTTTCTAAGGTTTTATCCATTTCCTCAGATGATTGAAGAAGTCTATCAACATGGTTTACTTCTTTAGCGATTTCATGAGGAACAAGTATATCCTTATTTCCTAGTGTTACTTCTCTCCATCCTGTCGGTACTCGATCCTTCTTAGAAGTAGGCTTACCATCTTTACCTTCTTTCACGGCATTCGCTGGTTTTGCTAGTCCCATATCTGCTAGATTTCGAAGCATATGTTCACGATTGATATCTCGCATACGAGAGATTGCCGTTTTCCCATAAGCTTCAATCGGATTAAAGGCTGCTTTTTCAAAAGCTTTTTTGATTTCATCCGCTACATTTGGGTCATCTAGGAAATCACGAAGTTCAGCCATTGTGTTGAATCCGGTACGTTCCTTCGTATATCCACCCATCGAATGTTGGAGTTTACCAGCGATTTTATCCAATCCCTTAGATCGAAGCATATCAACTAACTGGTTGAATCCTTCTTTCTTGATATTCATTACATGAGGGAAGTAGTTCGGGCGTTCCTTGTAGGAAATCCCATACTGTTTCTCTAACCCACGAATTCCATCTAGGTAGGATTTAAATTTTTCGGCTGCTGCTTCGGCTTTCGCTAGTTTCTCAGCCGGGATGGATTCTTTCGGCATACTTTTAGGAAAAGCATCTTCGATTACATAAGGAACTAGGTGAAGTTCATCCTTTGATAACCCTTTGATAGCCGGATCGGTTTTTGCCATTGTAAGAAGTTCATTAATCTTCTCCTTGGCATTCGCAAACCCACGGTTCCCTGAGTTAAGGACTTCTGCCACACCTTTTTCAATTCGATGATCAGCAAGCTTGGAACTAAGAGGGACGTATCTTCGAGAACCTAATAATTTCCCGGCTCCTTCAACGAACTTGTTTCCCTTAATGGCTTTCCCTAGCTTGGATACTCCATCCAATCCATCAATTACTTTCAAATCTTTCCCGGCTTGTCTACCAACCGATCCTAGCACATCGTTTGCTGATAGCTTCGTCCCTTTCGGTTGTTTGCCAAATTTGATATCTGCCCCGGCATTCAACAGGCTTTTAGCTTTTGTTAAACCTTCAGCTTTGGTAAGTGGTGATCCGATTTTCTGATTTAAAGCGTCCAATCCAAGATTACGCTGGGCAAAAGGCTCAAGGTCACTAATCACATGAGGAATGACTTGATTCGTTAGGCTTTTTAATTCAGCTAGATTTAGCTGCTTTAATTCCTCAATCGGTACATCTAACCCAGCTTTAGGAAGGTTACGATCTAACCACGCAATATAATCTTTACCATTGTTTCGAGTAGGAAGATCAAGTGCCGTACCAATTACTTGATTAAGGTTTTGCCTATTCGTCAACAATTGGTCTGTTACAGATTGCCTGTCAGTAATCTTCAGACCGCTACCAAACGGATCGCCTTGATTCAAGTTATCTAGGGAAGATTTGATTGTATTGTCCAATCCACCATCTAACTGACGAAGTATATAATCGAACTCCTGAGTGTTCAAGTCTTTTGTTGAATTAATCGATCTTCCTGTCATATTAGAAAGGAATTGATATCGTTGCTCGTTCGTTAATCCTAATTTAGCCATTTGATTAGCCAAGTCTTCGGCTGGTACTTGACCAATTTGTTGAGCCTTTTTAGTCATGAAGTCAGGCTTATTCGCAACCTTAATTTCAGGTCCGAATGGTAAATCCAAACCTAATAACTGATTGTTTGCATTAGCGATATGTTTATTAATAATGTTCTGAGCAGCTTCACTTCCCAGTTCTACACCCGGAGTCATTTTGATTTCGTCCATAGCTGCTTGAATTGCCTTTTTCGTGGACCCTGCCCCAATCTTAACTGGGAAAGGAAGAACATTCGATAAATCAGTAGATGCTCCTGTTACGAATCCACCGACTCCTGATACAAATGGGATATCGTGCCCTGCGGTTACAATGTTGTTAAAAGCCTGTCTAGCGGATAAAGCAGAACTAGGATTTTCGTATCCAGCGAAAAACTCAGGCATTCCATTCTGTCCTGTGCCGATTGCTTGGGTAGCGTTTAATGCTCCTGCTTGAATCCGTCCCGACCATGAGTTTTGAGGATCATTAAATCCTTGAATAAAAGAATCCAATGGATGAAGTTCATGAGCCTGATCTGTAAATGGAACCCAATTCGCAAAATTACCAAGCGTGTTCGTAGCCCCACTAAAGGTTTTTCCTAAAGTTTCAAGGATATCTCCACCTAAGTCTTTTGCTCCTTGGAAAATGGAATCTAGGGTAGAAGCTTCGGGAATGTATTTTTGGTTATTTTGAATAGAAGTAAGGGCTGATTGAACACCCTTACTTGCTGTATTTGGAGTATAATTTTCAATATAGTTTCCGGCATAAGGCGAGGTTACGTCCCTCGCCCAATCCATTACTCCCCACTGCGGTCCGAAAATTCGGTTAGCCATTAGATACCACCCCAGCTTGTCGCATAGTTTCCTTGTGATTGACTATATGCGCTACTTGCATCCGATCCATTTGCCACAGCTTCGAGTGCTTTTTGTGCTGCATTTGCGTCCCGAATTGCTGCTTCATATTCCGTTTTTGCCCCATAATCGTCAGGATTTGCCTTAACTGCTTCCAATGCTCGACTAGCTAAGGAGAGTTTGGAGTCGGCTAGGGACTTCAGTAATTGACCTTGCTTGCCCCACTGACTGTTCTGAAGCTTGAGCATATCCATATTTGCTTTTTGTTGCGCTGAAGCGATAGACTGTTGAAGTCTTGCAGCCCCTAACGAAACATTCGCACTAGCGATACCTTCACTAGCTTGGTTATGTCTCATTTCTTCGTAAAGCTTCTGAGCATCCAAAGTCGGATTACCGTTTTGGTCTACACCCATAACCTTCGCTACATCAAGATCATACTGTTTCAAGTTCAAAGCTAATTTCGCAGCTTCAATTTTTCCATCTTGATTTAGCTTGTCATAGAATTGAGTGTTCTTTAACATATCGTTTGCCGATACATTGTTCCATTCATACATCTTCGTTTGGTTATCCTGTGTATTATTAGCTGAAGGAGTATTCCACTTATAAAGATCAGCGAATGTTTGGAACTGATCATTCAATGATTTTTGACCGTCTGTATAATATTTATTGAACAGGTCGGCTGCTGTTGCATCAGGGTTAATGGCTGCTAACTGTTGGTAAGCGTTGTTTAACTGATTCGTATACTGGTTGTTCAGAGTTTGACTTTGAGTTTGGGCATTTCGGTATACCCCAGCTAGGTCACGTTGTTTCGCTAAGAGAAGTCTTGTGTCCTGATCACTAGCTAATCCTGATCCAGCTAGTCCACGATTTGCCATAGCTTGTCTAGCAGCTAACCATTGTTGGAACGAACTATCCTCTACACCCTGCTTGGCATCTTCAACCGAATTTTGAATCCCCTGTAACCCGGTTTGCTGATTACCTTTTAATTGTTCAACTAACTGGGAAAGTGCGTCTCGTTTTTGTTTGGCGATAGCTGCTGCTTCTTGTTGCGCCCTAGCTTGAAGCTGTTGTCGAAGTTGATCCTGTTGCTGTTGTAACCATTGCATAGGGTTTACTTGTTGTGGCTGGACAGATTGTTGGGGCTGAAAGTTATTCATCAAGCTGTTGGCTGCGTCTTGACTAATGTAAGCTGATCCGTTATCGTTGTTGTAATTTCCACTATCAAGGTAACTAGCTTTACCCGTTTTTGGGTCTACAATTGTGATCCCACCGTTGGCTGAATTGTAGTTAACTTGGTATCCATTTTTTTCAAAGTAATCCCGTACCCCGACCGACCCACCGCTAGGCGTACTTGAGGAACTAGGATATGAATTATGGTAGTCATATGTCACGCTTCCATTATTTCTTGTATCAATCACATTGTTAGGTGCGGGCGTATTAGTTGATGACGGAGGAGTGTACGTGCTGTTAGCTAATTGATCCTTAGCCCATTCCGCATTTCCTCCACCTTCTGCTACCTTACTCTGCAAATAATCGTATTGGTTTTTACTAATGTTTGCCACGAAAATTCCCCCTTTCTAGGAAACTATCTATTGGTATTTTATCACAAATTACTAGACTTGAATACATAAAGCTAGGGAAAATGTATGATTTCTATTCCACTTTCTCGTATTTTAGTGTATAATGAAACGTTAATTTATGGTAGAATGTTTTTATAGAATACAAAGTGAAAGTGGGTGCAAATATGGCTTTAGATAAGCAAGATGCAAGAATGGTCATTGATAAAGATGGGGAAACGATAAGCGATAAAATTGGAAATCTATTAAAAAAGAGTCAGCATAAAGGATTGGCTGAGTATGAAAGTTACAAGGTAGTTGCAGGATCAGGTTACGACTGGTCACCAGCTTTAGAAAAAGCAAAGCAGGATTTAGTTGCTGAAAATGGTGGTGTAATCATTGCTTATGTAGGATCGTTTGATTTTTATAGTCCTTTCTCTCTTCCTGATGGAGAACAGATCCAGTTAGTTGGGGCTGGAATGAAAAATACCTACTTCAATTTTTATGGTACTGGTACAGCTATCAATGCTATTGGTACTTCTTCAGCAAGAAAATATTTTTATCTATCTCAACTTTCACTGATTTGTAAGTCAGCAACAGCCACATGGGGAATAGAAATGGAATGGAATACCGTGAATAGCGGTATGGATAATGTAGACATTGAGCAATTCCCAACAGGACAAATGAGAATTGATAACAATTGGCAATTAGCTTTTTATCACTGTTTATTCAACGGTGCAAACTATACATCAGGTAGTTCTGCAACATCACAGTATGGGGTGAAGATTGGATATAACACGACCACTCTTTCGTTTTATGATTGTACATTTGATAATAACAAGTATGGGGTATACGGTGAGGGTGGAAACGGTCACTCATTTATTAATCCAATTACCCAATCAAACGAAATAGCAAACATATTTCTAGGATGGTCTTCTGTAGGAAACGCTGGATCTATTGCACATCAAATAATCAAACCGTATATGGAAAAAAGTTCTGCACCTGCTACACAATGGGGGATTAAGTTAGTAGGAAATGCTTCTCCTTATTACCCAATAGCTACATGCAGCATTATCGGTGGTACATTAAATGATGTTCCATATCAGTTATATTTAGAAAATGCACCACAAACAACGGTCATGGGTGTTAATTTCAGTTCTTCTGCTACTCGTACATTAGAACTTCATGGCGCAAGTAATCGTTGTGTATTTATAGGAAATAACAATTCACAAGCGCAAGTATTGAATCCTGATAACATTCCGATAACAGCAATTGAGATGGATAAACTAATATTTGCTTCTACCGTAGGACAATTGAATCCTGGTGTAGACATGAACATGAACCTAAAAAACATCTACAACATTGGGAAAGGTCAAATAACAAACTTCTTAATTATTAACACAGGGGTTTCCGCTTCGAGTGTGGATAATGGTTCATTATTTAAAGATAGTGCAGATGGTAAGCTGAAATACAAGGATGCAACTGGAACGGTAAACCTATTGTATTAATCCGAGAAAATCAATCATCTATAAAGAAAACTAGGGAAAATTAATTCCCTAGTTTTTATTTTGAACAAAGATTGATTTTATCGGATTATAATGATGCAGATACAACCGCACTTGTTTGTACCCATCCCGTTCCAGAAATATAGGTGTAAATTACTAATTGACCATAGGATAAAACTACATCAGTACCGCCCATATTCCTTGTATTTGCGTTTTGTTTAATTGTAATCGTGGGAGTATTGATATTGAGTAATGTAATTATTTGTCCAGTGTATCCACTTTGGATAGCAGTTGAAAGGGAAGAAATTCTATTTGCTGAAGCATTTAATTCCATATAATCCCTTCCAAAATGTTGAATAGTAAACGTATCTGAGAGTGTTGTATAAAGTTTACCATCACCACTAAACTGATCACTTAAAAATTGGCTTGCCGTGTCCCTAAATTCATCCACCCATCTTTTAATGGAAGATCCTTGGTGAATGGTAATAATTGATGTAAATAGGTTATGAAGAAGGCTAACGCCAGAACAGTTAGAGGATATTTCTAAATCCTTCCCATTCCCTTCAAATAGGTTGTACCCTACTTTTACGTTAGTAAAATAATCCATATAAATTCCTGCTAAAGAGGAAGTACCTGCACCTGCACAGTTTTTTATCTTGTTTTCGTTAATCGTGACTAATTCCTGTGCGCCTGTTGGTGGCGACGGATTGCCTACCAAACGAATCCCGTTTTGTGTACATCCTTCAATTTTGTTTCGAGATATACTGGATAACTGTGAATTTTGATTACAGAAAATTCCCCATAGTCCACCATCAATGATATTGTCGTTGATATTAACTCTAGGGGTATTGTTGTTTTTAATCCCTGCATTGGTATTTCCATAGGAACGATTTCCCGTTACATTAAAGTTTCCGAAGTTGATGGATTCTCCTGATGTATTGGTAGCTACATCTAATGTAATCCCCGAATCGTAGTTATTGAAACATACATTGTCCTCAGTGTTAATGTTTATACTTGCGGAAGAGATACAAATTCCTGCCCCAATGGAATTGTTAATTGTATGGTTATAACATACGTTTTCACTCACGTTGATGGAATCTCCACCAATCACCAAAATCCCTGTCTTTGCATTATCGTGACAAATGTTATTAGCAATCACACCTTTTCGAACATAAAGTTTGGTTGTGGCATTTGGGGAACCACTGATTTCGATTCCGCTACCGTCTGCGCTTGCCCCTGGTGTGCTTGTGCTTTTGACGTTGTATACCGTGTTGTTCGTAATCTTAAAATTGGTGGAATCAACCGTACTGGCATAGATGGAAATTCCATTGTAATAAGTATCGTGAGATTTACATTGATTAATGGTAATATCACTAGCATCTATTACCGCAATCCCATACGCTGAATTTTTCGCTTCTACATATTCAACGGTATGGTTTGAACCACCTGTAATCGCTACACCAAAGAAGTTCCCCGTTTGGTTCACCATATTTCCATCTATGGTTAAATGACGAATCGTGATATTAGAATTGCCATTGGCATCAATCACATCTTTGTTTTGAGCGTTGTTTAGCTTCAATATGGTTTTACCCATCCCTACCCCAATCAATTCCATATTAGATGGGAGAGTTAAGCCGTTTATGTCGTATTCCTTGGCTGATAGATAAACACGATTCTTTCCCTTGGTTGACGCATCATTGATCGCATCTTGCAAAGTTGTGTATTGGGAATTATCAGCAAAAACACCTAATCCCGATAAAATTCCAATTTTATCAGCAACCAGTTCTTGGTACTGATCTAACGTATCAATACGGATTGAGTCAAGACCACCCTTTTGATGGGTTGATTGATGTCCAACGGTAGTTGTGGGCATCAGCCCTTTTCTCCACCGTAAAGTAACCTTGGTTCCTGCGTATACTCCCTCTGATGTTGTGATTGAACTAGGGGATGTTTGAGTAAATGCACTTAATGATTGTTCTACTCCGCCTACAACTAAGGTTAATGACCCGGCAACTCCAACTGAATATGTTTTATCAGGTGGGAGTGTAAACGCGGTCTGACCATCAGTAGCTGTCCAAGTGTACTCATCGCCAACAGATGCTTGAATATCTATCCCTAGTTTTGGTTGCGTAATCGCCCCGTCTACCATTTTAGATGTTGTTATAATCGAGTCTGCTAAATCGGATGTTTGCACAGAACCGGGTTTTACATCTATAGTTAATACACTTGTTGCCGTATCTAAAGAAAGAGAAATATGACTATTTTCTTTAAATTTGATGAAATTAATAGCTGTATCAAGATTTTGCGTACTTTTTACTGTTCCATCTGCGTTAAGTACAAAATAGCTTTTTATTAATCGTGCGTAGTTGTCATTGATTGCTGTAATCAAAGTAAGTCGTTCTGATTCATAATCAGATTCATGCATTGTATCTCCATCATTCCAATTACGCATAGAGTTTGGATCAATTCGACTCATTTCATTTCCTCCTTTATGGTTTTTTCAGTTTAAATTCAAGTCCGAAACCAAATATTTCACACGGACCGTCTTGGCTATGACTATAAATAATTTTCACCCTTGTACATTTTCCTTGAATACTCTTTTTATCGGCAGACACATTTACATCACCAAAAGGAGAATTTCCAACTAGCCATGAACCGAAAGTTGATCCTGCGTAAAAATTTACGTTAGGGGCAGTTGTCACTTGATAAGTAGTGTATCCATCTGAATCTATTACCGCTTCTCCTGTAGATGGGTCTAGTACTTTGGCAGAATCAGCATAAACAGTAACAGTAAAACTGACATTAGCTGTTGCATAATGTCTACCTAAAATGTAAAGCCTTTTAAGTTTTTTATGATTAAAACTAGCCGACAAGTCTAGTGATTTTGTTTCTATATTCATTTCATAAATTTCACCACAGTCATTGTAAACGGTGCTGTCATGCTTGTAAAGACTTCCAGTAGTGGTAAGATTATAAATTGTATTCCCATACTGAAGGAATTGGTTGAAATTTAATTTACTAGACTTGTCCTTGACCCACATGCCGTTATCGTAATACAAACGATAGAGAACGGAAGAACTGGGGAAGCATAGCCAGTATTGGCTGTCATATACAATCGCACAAGCATTTTCATCCTTCGGCAAATCTGATTTAATCGGATAATCTACTCGCTGCACGTTCATTGCTTGCAGCTTAAACATATTCGGCTTGAGTAGATGGACCCCTTCATGACTAAGGAATGCGACGTTATTACCCACTACTTGAGCCGAACGATCAGCGATACATCCAATCCCATCATGGATCAAGCTTCGACTGTAATCATCAGGACCTTTCCCGGTTAAGGTTTGGATAGTCGTTTTCGTGAAGAAAATTAAAAAGTCTTGATATCGAACAATGGAAGTAATCGGTTCTTGCTTACCTGTGTCAAATTTGATTGTATTCATAACAGGAATGTATCGAGGATTGTTTAAATCCGATACATAAAGCTGATATGGATTTGTATCATCCTTAGCCAGTAAGATACGGTCCCAATGAAGCATAATCTTACGACATTTTTGAATACCTGAAACAGGTAAATCCGTATTCGTTTTGGACTCTACTTGATTCACAATAAAACTAGAGAGAACATATGCTGCGGTATTTGTTTGAGCAGCATTATCCCTAGCTGTTACACGAACATCATAGGTAGAAGCTGTATTCGCATTAAAGTCCCATGACTTCCCGGCTGATCCTGCGGTCCAATCTCGACCCATTGTGTAAGCTGTTTCAGATGATTTTTTGTATTCCCACTTATAATCAACAGCCGTAATTGAAGCTGGTTTGTTAATATAAGCGGTCATTGTTAAAGCTTGGTTGACGGTTCCTGTCCGTTTAGCTGGCTTGATTCCGGCAACCTCAAGGGATGTACTTGTTCCATCTTGCACATAGGCATCCGGGTTAGCAGCTAAAGCATTGGTTCCAATATAGATAGCTTCCATAACTGTAGGCGTATAAGGAATAACGGTTTGGGCTTTCCAAACATTCGGTATAACCGTTGTGTCCCAAGTCAATTCGACCAGCTTGGTCCCTGTAGCGATAAATAGATCATCCCCATACTGAACCGCTTCGATCGGTAGGGTAGCTTGGAAAGTAAAAGCTGATCCACTGTCTGTGATTGGAATTTCTGTAAGTGTATTGGAATTATACGGTTTTACATACAACCGACCACTAATCGCTAAGATCATATCCGGCTCAGTTTGGAATTGTTTATAATAGAAGAACGCACCTTGAGCCGTTCCAGCTTGAGAAGCTAGGGAAACACGTCCTGTTCTTCTTTTGGCTGAACCTCTACCCGAAAGGTCTACATTTTGCATCACAGGGTATTCATTATCTTTCAGCTTTTCATTTGACGTTTCACTGTTCAATCCACCAGCGAAATCCATATAGGCTTCAAATAATTTTTCAGATGGATTTGGTCTTATATTCTGTCTCACTTACTCACCTCCTACCATGCCCCGAACCATTTATAAGGTGGTTCGATTAAATCAATATGTTCCTCCCATAAAGCAGTAATTTTATCCCCGGCTACACATGCGGAACTAAGGATGAATGTTTTATCATCATTAGTTGTGAAATCTGTTTGGACTAGACCGTTTTTATAGACTTTTAAATCACCATAAGATGGGTTGTAACCTTCTTTTGTGATTAAAAACATGTCTTGTCCATCTGTAGCTGTAAACTGTTGGCTTAGTCGATCGTCCCTGTACTGAGCAGGAACTTCGTATGTTTGGACAAAATCCCGTTTAATCTGCTCGAACTGTGACATAAAATTCCCGGCTTCGTTTACAGATGAATCTTTTTCTTTTGCTTTGGCTGCTGCATACTCTACTGGACCTAAATGGTACTTAGCTGGGAAAACAAACGTGTCGGATAAATCAGTTGTTAACTGGATATCAGGAAAATCTGCCCCGATAGCAACTGCCATTTTGTTTTTACCAGCGTTAAGCCACTCCACGGCATCCGCATTATCCACCGAGTCATCAATTCTTCGAGCAATGGCTTTAATCATTTCACCTAAATTCATTTACGTCACCCCCCTATACTGCTATCCATGTTCCACCTGTTAGTGTGGCGTTATTTCCGTTTCCACTTTGATCATTGACCGTTCCAGTGGTCATATCATACCAAGCCACTAGAGTAGTACCGTTATAAATCTTAATATCGTATAAATTACCGCTTGCCTTTTCTGCTCCGTCATTACGAGCAAAGAAAGCTAAGTTTCCTGTGAATGCTGCAGCAAGCGTGCCAGTTGTTACAGTCCGTGAATTTAACATGAGTCCTGTTTGATTCATGTTATTCTGTATGCTTCCTGTATTTGTAAAACGAATATAGCCACCGCTTGATCGGTTATTTGCATCTATAAAATAGGTTTCTAAAGCAGTGGAAGAATTAACAAGCGCATCCACTACAACTTTGGTGTAAGTAATCGTAGGTGTTTTTAAATAGTCGCTCGTACCATTTAGTTGTAGGTAATGACTAGTTGTTCCTCCTGTACTTACTGTCGGTGGCAATGTACTTGCTGTAGTACTGGCGATAGGTGGTAGTTCCTTCGCGCCTATTGATAGGGCAGGGATTAGAGATTGAGCCATTGCACTAACAGATGTTGGTTGCAAGATTAGGCTATTTGATACATTTAATAAAGGATTTAAAAAAGTTATCTGTATTTGCGATGCCTGTGGTTTCATCATTACACTCTTTAAAGCCGAAATAACTGGGGAAAGTGTAGATAATGTTGCGGTAGCTATAGATGATGTTACCGTTACACTTTTTCCAGTTGTAGTCGTAGGTTGTATTCCCTGCGCTAAAGTTGAAGCCACAACGGATGGAATACTAACCTTTTTTGAAGCAATAATAGAAGGAGTAGGGGCATCAGCCCTAGCATAGGCTGTCGGATTACCCCTTTTTCCCTTACCACTATCAAACATTAACCCGATTCCGATACCATTTCCCATACAATCACCCTCCTAACTTACGGTGATCTTAAAGATTCCGTTAGCATCCCAAGCAATTGTAAACGGTGCATTATTTGATGTTTGATCGGCTCCGAAATCCACATACCCCAAAAGTGGCTTAGTGGATGCTGTCGATGGTGTGTCATCGTAAATAACAGCATACCTAGCTGTTATTGTGGAATTAGCCCAAGATGTGTCATCTGCATCTAACTTTATTACGTTTGTGGCACTGTCGTAAGTCATCGTTTTTGTAGTTAATGTAGTACCACCAGCCGTGTAACCTGTTCCAGTCACTTCGTAGGTGTTCACATCTGAGAAGTATTGGTGACTATCTTGGTTGGGAGTGTAAGTGTTGTTTAGCAAGGCTACACGAATCGTATCAGAACTCCAATTAACTTCCTTGTTAAGAGATTTCATAAGAGCCTGTCCATACCAAAATGCAGAAATTGTCACCTATTACCCCTCCTTTAGTATAAAGCTAAAATATTACTTGCTGTGGTCCCTGTCGACTTAACTCTAGTGGCACTAATAGCATGTATAACCCCTGCTGATAGATTAGTAAACGTTACTGTTGCACCACTTCGTAATGTAACTACCAAGTCTCCACCTACACCTAAATAAATTCCTTTTGTGTAGCCTTTAGCTAAGTCTGTGCTATCACTTGGAGTAACTAAAACGGCATCTTCCGCACTACTCTTTACTTGCTTTACTCCTAGTTCTTCGTACTGTGGCATCCTCTATTGCCCCCTTTTTCTCTTCTTTTTCCTCTATAAGCTGGGAAAGAAGTTCATTCGTTTTTCGTTGTTCCTCAACCAACATATACAGGATTTGATCTTGTATTGTAGCCAAATGCCCAAATTCTTTTGTTCTCTTCGTCATAAATCCTCCATTTAAAAAGACTCTCCCACTACGAGAGTAAGAGAGTCTTGTTTAGTTTAATTACGCGCCAGTTACTTGCGCTCCTAGCACTCCACGGTGATCGGACCATCCATAAGAGAAACGCATACGTCCTTTATACTTCGCAATGTCTGTATCGAAGTCATCAGTAGACTTGAAGTTAAGCTTTTCTCTCCAAAAGAAGTTCAATTCGTGAAGATCAGGATCAAGTAGGAACCAATTGTTGCTATCTGTTAGATAGTCAAGCACGATAACTTGGAATCGACCACGCATTGGGTTGATATCGTTATTATTTGTACCCGGTAACTGGATGGATTTTGCGATTTTTTCAGCCGTGAACTCCAAAGCACCCGGAACAACCAAGATTTTAGGGTTCATCTGAATTTTTAATCCACGCTCATCCACTTGCTCACGGGCAAGCTTCATTGCAATTTCGAGGTTAGCTTCAGTCAAAGCTAAGTCTCCGATTGCATTAGTAGTCGTTCCACCATCTAAACGAGTGTGAGTTCCAACTAATGCTTCACCTTTGTAATTAGCAGAAGAAGTTGTAAATGCATTGTTAAAGATCGAAGCAGCTTGTGTTTCGATTGTTGCACGAGCAGCACGAGCCAACGCTTTTGGCATTTTGTTGATCACGTTATATTGTTCGTCATCAACCATTTCCTTCTCGATTTGGAAACCTTTAGAGAAGGTTGTATGCTTGTAGGTTAGCTGTGCAGTATCGGTTGGGTCTTCGTACTCAGTAGAATCTAAGGAACCCTTCGCATTCCACATGCTAAATCCACCAGCGCGTAAGTCTGTTTCGATTGCTTTTTTAGAAGTAAGCATGTTTAAAACGCTGGAATATTGCTCAGGCTTTTCTTTGTAAGTTTCGAAGAAAATCTTACGTAGACCCGGCTCAAGTAAACGTCCAAATTGACCTTGGTTAATAGGCATCTAATTTCCCTCCTTTTTAAACAGCTAGTCTATTAAACTAGTTGTCTCGCTGTAAGTACGACATAAGGCTTTCCGTTTACAACTTCAACAATCTTAGCAACTGTAGTTGTTGTATCCGCAGTATCTAGGTTAGAAGAACCGTCGATACCGTAAGCAGTTCCGACTGTTAATGCACCAGCACCAACTGTATCTGCTTGGTAAACTGTTTCAGGATCAACGATAACTTTACCCACTTTAGGGGTTACATTTAATCCTTCGAAATTGAATCCTACTAAAACTCCTAGTACAGTCGTGTCACCAGTAGCAGCTAGTACTAGATTACCGGAAGCATTAAGACGAACAATGTCGCCACGCTTTGCAGTAGTAGCATAAGTCGCATCTAAAGAATAATCTTTAGCAGATGCTACACTGTCTCCGTCAAGCGATTTTCTGTAATGGAATGCCATGACTCAAAACCTCCTTTTATTTTCGTTTATATTTGAGATAATCCTTCTCCGAAATGCCCATTTGCTTCGCTACGTACTTTTCATCCGCAGAAAGTTGGACAGCCGGATCGGACTTACCACCTTTCATTGGTAGTGGACTGTTGCTCGTTCTTCCACTGAGTTCAGCCAAAGCTTCTTGCTTGGCTTGTTCTCTAATAGAGTCTGCTATCTTTCGTCCATGAACAGCATAAATCGCTTCCTCCAACGGAACGTCAGGGTTTGTTCGTAGCATAAACTGGATTGATTGTTGAATATCATCATCTGTCAATAAAGGAAGGGATTGTTTGGCAGCTTCGGCTTCACGATCCACACGGGATTTCCACGACTCAAATCGAAGTTGGTTTAATTCGGCTTGTACGGACTCAACCCGTTTTAAATCTTCTTGTCTTTGTCGTAAAAACTCAACTGGGACGTTTTGCGTTTTAGCTTCCTGCTTCAACTGCTCATCTTCAAGCTGTTGCAGCATTTGTTCGGTGGTTACACCATAACGTTGAGCCAACATCTGAGCCACACGATATTCGGGAGTCTGCTGCATCCGTTCTTGAAGCTGCTTATCGAGTTGCTGCTGTCTACGCATTTCAGCAAATCTAGCGTTTTCTTCATCCGATTGCTTAGGCTTGTCCTCTTTTTGCTCATCTTCCTGCTTATCTTCAGATTCCTGATCTTCGTTTTGATCTTCATTTGACTCATCATCCGATTGATCTTCCGAATCTTCTTCCTCTTGTTCATCTTCTATATCAAAATCGTTGTCATCATCATTGAAATCAAACAATCCATCTAATTCGTCTTGAACATTATCTTGGTTATCCTGATTATCCTGCTTGTCTTTTAGAGAAGCTTCATACTGATCGATATCCATTTTTATACCCCTTTCCCTTTTTGCGCTTGGGTAGCGAAATTGTTCTAAAATTGGTCTTTTGCGGAACCACCCGAAACTAGCCATATTGTAATTGAAATCTAGTAATTTGTAAATACTTAACAATAAAAAAGTTGAATACATTTTAATAGACTAGGGAAGAATACAACTAAGGAATAATGAAAGGGGGCTGATTGACTTCAATGGTCGCATACATTGGGTTTTTGGTCTTGCTGTCTATCTGTATCTTGTTTTGGGGAATTGGGAATTAGATCATATCCTGAATCCATTTCTCGTTGTGATCGGTTCATTATTCCCTGATGCGGATCACCGAAAGGCTCCGGCTGGGAAGATGTTGCCGTTATGGTTATTCTTTCGTCATCGAGGATTTACACATTCATTAGAGGGGATGATCTGCTTTCTGCTACCCTTATTGGCTTATAATCGCTTATACGCTCTGTCTTTTGGGATTGGTTATATTACTCACCTACTACTAGATAGCTTAACTCCAAGTGGAGTCAGGTGGATATATTTTAAGAAAAAGAAAAAGCCCCGTCCGATTGGATAGGGCTTTTCTCACGATAACTAGGGAAGTTGATCTATGAGGTATTGTATATTATTTCCTGTTTTCTGTCAACTATGCGCCATTTGCCATATTCGCAGCCTGTACTTGCCCGGTTACACCTTTTGGTTGCTGCATTTCGGCTTGAGCATCCCTTGGTCTACCATTCTGCATATCTTGTTTTTGCTTATCTTGCAGAATTTGGACCGCTAGTTGCTGGGCGGTTTGCATGACCTCACTTTCCGGCAAGCCTTGGCTTCTCATCTTCTGCATTTCATCGGCTACATGCATCATCATCTGAGCCATGTTATTTACGTCTTGGCTTTCCATTTTTGTACGATCTGCTTCCATCCGTTTGAGAATAGCTTCCTTATCATCAAAGTCTTGGAAATTAATCCATTCTTCGGGTGTAATGATGGGAGGATTGAACTGGAACTGTCCCTGCATTTGCATTAATTTGTCGGCTTGCTGTCGCTTGGTTGCCTGAGTAACAGGAGCCTTGGCGTACACATCGGATCGTACCCGGAACATTAGATTATCCGCAGTTAGTTTATCAACTGGGGAATAAGTGGCAAAATCAGGTTCTCCATTCGGCTGAATGTTTGTGATCGGTCGTTTGTCCTGCCATTTGTAGAGAATGTGCAGCACAATCAAATGACTGATTCGTTCCACGAAATCATCGATTTGGATCATTTTGTCTTTGTCACGAATGGTAGCTCTTTCGATTAGGGAGTCTACTCCCGTGGAAGTGGTTAAGCTCCCCACCGATTGACCTGTATAGGCTTCATTTACACCCACCATATCTCGTATATTTTCTTTCATGCGGTCATCGAGTTCAAACAATTCTTTCGGAATCGGCATCGGTTCTACAATTTCGATTGGATTCGGAATGTTTGAAGCCCATGTTTTACCCGGAAGTGTTCCCGTTTGTGCCAATTCTTGAGGGTTAATACCACTCTCACGAAGGACAACCTTTTGTGGGTTTTGATGAAGAACTCCCAGTATAGAAGCGGTTTGTTGTAGCTTATTAATAATCTTTTGGTTTTCCAGTATGTCCATAGCTGTGGACGTTCCCCAAAAGTCTTGTTCTTCTTCCTCATCGTAGAGGACAGCGAAGGGATACTCATTCGGCTTTACATCCTCCAATCGATACAGTAGGAAGTCCGTTCCACGAATGTAGTAGGTTACATCCAACTGCCAAGCACCTTTATCATTTACATAGCGTTCCCAATGGGTATGAACCGTGACCATTTCATCACCTTGGATCGGCTGGTTTCCGTCCATAATCTTGTTATCCCGGTCATAGATTTCCCCAGTTTCCGATTGGCTCTGTCCGATCATGCTGTATTTAAGCTTTTTTAAGTTATCTCCTGCATACTCTCTGAATTTCTTATTCCCTTTGACGGTACGAAGGGAAGTGATCTCGGTTGTTTCGACGTATTTACAATCTTCCAATCGATAGGCTTCAGGATCAGGGAAGAAATTGGTATTTGGGAAGATACGTACACAAATATCCCCTTGGAACAGATTATTTCGCTTATCGTCCTTTCCGAAGTATCGACCATTAATCGCTAGATCATCCACATAAACATAAGCAATTGCGGTCCCTTGTAGCAAAGATCGATCAATCCCCTTACGAATCACACGATTGATCTTTTGACGATCCCATATAAAATTATAAGCTTTTTGTAACTGTTCCACAGTTTGCTTATCTTCTTCGTACTCAGGGTAAAATGTAGACTTCGGAATGGATGAAGCTAGGTTGGCACGTTTCAGCGTGCGGATAAAACGAACGAAGTTAGTGACAGGCTTCGGTATCCAAGGTGGAATACTTTGACCCACCCACTGTTCACCTCTGTCGAACATATCGAGGGTTTGCCATTTGTCGTGTTTTACGTCCATGCCCCGTTCCGCTTTATGGTAACGCTGCTCATATGTGGAAATTAGCTGCTTCTGCTCGTCTGCGGAAAGTTGCTTTGTTGTGATTTTTTCTGCCATTATTGCTCACCCTCCCATATTTCGGCTAGTTGTTTCTTTAGGTAATCCTCGGAATCCGGGTCCATATAAGGAAGATTGAATAGCTTGGAGAAGCTATCATCCTCTTTTTCCTTCTTCGGCTTTTCCTTCGGCTGTTCCTCTACCTTCTTTTCTACAGCCGTTACAACATCTGTGATTTCGATAAAGCCGATGGATACAGGAACTACAGCCCTTCCTGCTATCTTGTATTCTATCACTTTATCAAAATCGTCTTTTGTTAGTTCAAACTTTACGTATTTACCGTCACGGTAGATGAAATTATACGGGTATTTCCTACGAGGGGTTGCCATATTCGTTCCTCCTTAATATCCAAAGCTTGTCCAATCTCGGTCTGCAAAGCGATCTTCCATTTCATCTGTCCAGTCATTCTCTTCATAAGACCTTGCTTCTGCCAACGACATTTTCTGTGGCGTATAGCTAGGGAGAGCCAACAGGTCGGGATTGTCCGGCAATCGCATAAATCCATAGCGACAATTATGAACCAATACTCCATTAGCATAGTATTCAGGTAAATCTTCAACAGACAGGTTATATACTGTTTGTTTTTGGGCTTCTGTGGCTACGGACACCACATGAACGGGAACAATATCGTTTTTTGTCATATTTGTTAGACTGAAATATTGATCCACAATACTCGCATGTTTTTTCAACATCATCGAGTCCATTATCTCTTCGCCATTTAGACTTACAGCTATTGGAACAAAATCTGACTGTACCATGTGGTTTAGCCCTAAATGGTTTCTTGCAACAATCACAGATAAAATCTTTTTCTTCCATGTTTCCAAAGACACTTTTTCCATGTTCTTTATGCCATTCATGACCCTCTTTTGATTTGTGCCAATTGAGAGTTTTTGGTCTGATTTTTTCCAAATGTTTTCTTCTTTTTGCAACAAAATATGGGTTGTAGTTTTGTTTGCTTGCATGGTATTCCAAGTGCCTTTTCGCTTCGACCAATTCGAGATTTTTGATATCATTGTTTGTGGTATCTTCATCCTTATGGTGAACATGAAATCCTTTAGGAATCTCTCCATGATGATACGCCCATACTTCTCTATGAAGCCATTTATTATGGCATTTATAGTATCGCCTGTCGCTAAGATGTTTTGATTCGGGATACCTTCTCCACTTTTTATCGTTCCATTCGATAATATCGACTTTAACCATAGCGATCCCTCCCAATTAGGTGATACTTTAATTATATCACCGTATCTTAGGGAATCAACAGTACAGAATCCTTCTCCTTCCACAAAAATAGGGTGGTTTCCTGTTGCAGTTATTGAGCACCCATTTGAAAAATGAACAGTGTACACCGTAGCGTTTTTGTTCGTTATGCCCCAATCAATTACTTTCTTATAACCGTTACGAGTTAAAACGTAATCACCTGTTTTTATTTTCTCGATTGGGACCTGCCCATTAATTGTTTCAATTAATGTTCCTGCCACAAAACAAGAATCCATGGCGTGGTCATTTGCCTTAACAGGTTTCTCATCCAAGTTTTCGTTGGCTGAATCCATATCCAGTTCGGGGAATTTGTAGTGAATCCCCTCTTTCATCAGGTTCACGCACGTCCTATAAATCTTCCATTTGCCCCTCTCAATGTACGAGTTTACCCGTAATACCCCGGCTTCTATCGAATTGTTCCCCGGACTAAAGAATAAATCGTATTCTTGATAGAGTGCTTGGACAGATTTACCGTTTACCGGGTCTGTCTTATTTTTGATAGATGGGTCGGCTACCATAAACCGTAAGCGACCTCTAGGGATTTTGTCTATCTCCGGCTTGAGGGCTTTCGCATGTTCCGGGACCAGTGTATTTGGCTTATAGTACTCGTTGTAAGTAACGACTTCTGCTTTAATCGGGTCAATCGCATGGAAATACACAGCCGTAGGGTTACGTAAACCGTGGTCAAGAGTAACAAAACGCTCCCAATCCATAGGTATGCCATATTCGTCCGTCCTTCCTTTCAAAACTGGGTAAGGATCGATGAAGCAGTTCATGATCATCGGGTAAACCATGCCCTCTGAATGGTCGAACGATCCTTCCAAATATCGCTTGATCCACCAATCCGGCTTTCCTTTACTGTTGATCTCGATGAAATCTTGCGGTAAATGCTTATTTAGTTTGGTAGCCCATATGAACGTATGCACATAAGGGTTGTAATCTTCATGTTCGGGGTGATTTTGGTCCTGCTTAGCTGGGTTATCAGCGAAAATTTCCTTAATCCACCCCAAGTCGGGGTTTGAACAGACCATGAAACACCGATTGCGAACGAAAGGGTCCCTCATACGAGTTAAAAGCTGGTCATAGATCGTCCGTTTGATACCGGAAGCTTCCTCCATATGGATAATCCCGGCATTGATGGACCTTAGTTTTTCCTCATCATCTGAGGGAATCGTGTAGAAAGTGAATCCATTGATTAATCGGATTTCTCCATCCGATTTATTGTAACCTTCAATAAGTGGAGGAGGGCAGACTTCGTTAAAAAAGGTTTTGATCGTTGTTCGTTTAAGCTGCTGTAAGGTCGGGGCGGTAAGCAACCCAGTTCCATTCGGGTTTTCCAATGCTCGTATAAGAACTTCTGTAAGGCTTGATCTTGATTTACCACTACCATAACCTCCGAAAGCCCCGATAATCTGCATCTTCAGGGCGTATTCTCCTTTATCTTGATCCCAGTATTCTTCATAATCAACTGCGTGTAAGCCCTCTTGGTAATCCTGTGGTACGTAAGTCAGTTCGATTGATCCACAGTTCGGACATTCTAGGTAGGACGGATGCTGATTCGATGGCTTTTGCATCTGTCCGATAAAACAGTTTTGGCATTCCATCCTGTTAGGTTCCTCCTGTTAGGATATGTTAGGTTGAATATGTTAGGAATTCATTCAATTTTGCAAACTCGCCAAAATGATGAATTGCTGATTCATTGTAAGCTTTAGCAGCTTCTTCGACTGATTCAAAGCAACCTATATGAATTTTCTTTCCATCAACAGTTATCTGTGCGGTATACTTTCCTTTATTTCCGTAAGCAGATACGCCTTTATATCCTGTTTTATTTGTTGAGTACATCCCTTTATTTCTTGAATTAAGTTTGTTTTCAACTATACGCAAGTTTTCTTTTCTATTATCCCAAGGCATACCGTTGATATGGTCTATTTGCTCGTTAGGCTTTGCATTCATAATCAACCTGTGCATTTTCTCTGTTGTATTCTTTCCTCGTGCCTTTCGGATAGCATATCCTTTGCTATCATCTGACCATTTATTCTTTGATAGCCATTCAAAGTCTTCAGCATCTACTAAGCATTCTCTTCCACTAGAAAGAGTTATAGTTTTGTACATAATAACCTCCTATATAGAATCTGACCATTCGGCTACACGACCTCTGAAATTGTGAGTCAATCGAAGTCTTTTTATCCAAGGTTCGCCGTAGGAATGATCTACATAAGGTTGGAATCCAGATTTACTTGGATCAGGTAAATCACATTGACGCATATTACCTATAAGAATTACTTTACAATTATCTGCACATCTTGTAAGTATCTTTCGCAACTGATGGAGTGTGAAATTTTGAACTTCATCAATGATGATAGTTTCATTCTCGTAGTTCACTCCTCGCTCATAGACGTGGCTTCGTGCTTCAACCCAAAAGGTTCCGTTATTAATTTTCGTTGGATCATCTTTGAGTTTTAAGAGGGCTTGTTTTAAAGGGGCTAAGTAAGGAGCCTCTTTTTCGTTTAGTTCACCCGGTAGAAACCCTAGTTCATCTTCATTAACTGGGGAAAAGATGTACCGTAGTCTTGCTTTACTCGATTGTGCTCGTAGTTTTGCGCCCATTGTGCTGATAAAGGTCTTGCCTGTTCCTGCTTGTGCTTCCACGATGACTATTTGGATTTCTTCTGTTGGGGCTAGGATAGCTGTAAGTAGGTCATATTGCTCGTTTGTAATACGATCTCTAAATCCAAATAGCATACTGTCTTGTGGAATGGTCATTAACCGGGTCCCCTTTGCCGTAGACTTGTTATGGTAACTGGTATAGTTTCTGAACTATATCTTATTCGCTCGATGAACCTTTAGATTTCGCCTGTTTAGCTGCCTGTTCTTGTTGAGACTTCTTTTGTTCAAAAAGCTGTTGATTCTGTTCTATCTTTTGTTGCCCATCCATCTGAGAGAGGTGGAGTTTTTGGACTTGGCTGGCTTGATCGAATTGATTCTTTTGTGCCTGTTGTTGCAATTTTAAGTCATTTTCTTGCTGCTTATGTTGGAGGGTCATTTGGTGTTCGGCTGCTTTCATTTGTAATTCTTGTTTTTTCATTTCGATATCAGCCTGATGTTTCTGTAGGTCCATGTGCATTTGTAAAGCTGGATCAGGTTGATTCTGTGCATCGGCTAAAGTCTTGTAAGCTTGGCTGAGTGTGCTGATGGCTGTCGCCTGAATGCCCTTATCCAAGTCCCGGTTTTGGATATTCTCAAGGATCAGTTGGATGATCGCTTGCTGCGCTTGCTCCGGTCCGGGTGGTTGGGGTTGGGGCTGGAGTGACTGGATTTGACCGGGTTGCTGTAATTGCTGAAGCTGAGCCGGGTCGATTGCGCCTTTTGGGATTGTCAGTTGTTGCGCCATTCTAGGGTCTATCCTTGGATCGATGCTCATTGTGTTATCACTCCTAGATATTCAAAATGTTTGCTTCTTAAATCTTCTACTGCTTTAATAGCATCTTCTTTATTCTTTGAAGTTTTATTGTACACTTTACCATTAACTCTGACTTGCGAAACCCATCGTTGCTTTTTCTCATGCCAGTAAACTCCTCTATGTCCTGATTTGTTTGATGAGTATAAACCTTTGTTTTGCGCACTTTCCGACGGTTCAACTATACTTAGGTTGGACCTACGGTTATTCATTGGATTCCTATCTTTATGATCTACATACATCCTCTCAGGTGCATTCAACAAGTATCTGTGCAGTAGAACAGACCTTCTTTTTCCATTAACTGTAGGTAATGTTCCTCTAACATATACCTCATCTGTTTTTCCCGTATGCCCATTCCAAGATATACCTAAGTCAATAAGATGGTGCATATCTTCATTATCTACGAAGCAGTTATAAGTAGTTCCTCTAAAGTTGATGTAAAGTACAGCATGATCTCCTTTAAACTCATACCTATTTTCCATTATTGCACCCTTTCTGTTTTAGGTCGTTCTATCTGATGTAGAATTACTACCTTATTTTGATCTGATTGAGTCAATAGTCCTGACAACTCTACGATTTGTTTTGCTGCTTGTGTGTTACCTAGTAGAGCCTGAGCCTGTAGCGACTGGATCGCTTTTCTCTGACTTACCTGTATCTGCTGACCCATTTGCTGCTTGATGTACTGACCCGTGATATCTAGGGAAAGAAGCTCCTGCCACTGATTGCGGTTACCGATGTTGGTCTCGTTTTGGAGTTCTTCGGGTGATAAGTATAGGTACTGAAAGTCCTCTTGGAATGCAGACGCTAATCTTGCGATTAGGTCTTGCTTATCTAAGGGAAGTGATTGGAATTGCTTATTTTTCTTGAGCATTTCTGTCAACATTTTGTTCTACCTCCGAAAACCGTTCTTCCTCTACTAGTTCCCAATCATCACGGAACATAAAACTAATGGTGTAATCTAAATCGCTTGTATCGCGTATGTCTAGTTCCGTACTGTATCGAGTGCGAATGATAATAGTTCCTTTCTCTCCAAAACCATCGTCAGGTTTCCAATACCAATACCCACCCCATTCAGGAAGCTTGATTTTGTGCCCTCTTTTAAGATAAGAATAAGCTGCTTGGAATTTCATACCCTGAATTTCCCCTTTCTTACCGTATTTGTCCTATTAATCTATTAACTTGTCCTAATTATACCGTATTTTGGTAGAGTTGTCCATGAGAATACAGAAAAGAACTGTTTACCGTTTTTGAGCCTAATGATATAATATAGTAAAGGAGGGGTCAAAAATGAAGGTATTCGAAAATGGAGTTATTGTAGATGATAGCGTGTATGAATTTATCACTGACTTAAAGATATGGATGGGCATAGATAAACACGGATACGCAAAAGTAGTCATAGATAGAAAGTTTATTTATGTTCATCACCTAGTTTTGTCTAGAAAAAAGGGATTCGAAATCGACCATATAAACGGAAACCCATTAGATAATCAAAGGAAAAATTTAAGGTACGCTACACGATCCCAACAGTCTGTTAATAGAAAACGAATAAATAGAATATCGGGCGGTTCATCTAAGTACAAGGGTGTGTATAAAGAAATTCGCAGATATAAAGAAAAGGAGTATATCTACTGGACAGCAAAAGTGAAAAAGGATAACAAAGTAGTATTTAAGAAATCTTTTAAAAATGAGCAAGAAGCAGCTAGGGCTTACGATGGGTGGGCTAAAAAAGTACATGGTGAATTTGCTGTATTAAATTTTCCTGATGTGTAGGTATTCACGCATCAGGATTATTTTGTATTCAAGGGACTCAATTTTTGGTCCACCGTATAGGGGATTGCATAATATATAGGTGGGCTAGGAAGCGGTGCGTTAAGGTATCGTTTTTCTAGGCTACTCCCCATTCCAAAAGATACCCCTACCCCTATACCTATGAGCAGGTAGGCAGCTTGTCGAAAAATGTCGAACGAAAATTGTTTACTGGACGGGCAATAGGGTGATACTATTTAGGCAACGGCAGGGAATACGGTATCAAAAAATAAATTGATAAGGTATCGACAACCGGGAAATACCATGATACAATAAAGACAGTTAAGAGATAAGGCGAGGTGATACGGCAACCTTAGGGTGTTTAGTCGGTCGGTTGGCTCTCTCCTAACTCAAGTAATACACTATCAAAAAGCGACCCTCCAAACAGCAAGACGGCAATAAGCCCACGGGTGATAGCGTGGCAGTAAGCCCAGTTCCCTCCTATCAAAGGCAGTAGAGTACCCAATGTATTACACTATCTAATTTTAATTCGATTAAGTAAGAAACCGCAGGACCAAAGGGATAAAGACCATTATCGAACGATAATCTAAGCGCGGTCCAATAGCTAGGTATGCCTAGAACTAGGGAATCAGTACGGGCTGAAAACGGGAGAGAAGCGACCTAACCTTTGCAATCGAATATTCCGGGGATCGTGACCCCATTATCAAAGCAAATCCGGGTAAAGACAATAACCCGGTCTATAAGCGAGGGCAGTCGGCTCGCTAGACGGTCGAAGATCGTTTCTAAGGGCAGTTCGCTGTACACCCTTCCTAGCATACTGGGAAGGTGATTTGAAAGGCGAGAAGGGCTATGAGACGGTCTGAGACGGTCGTAAGTTTTACCTTCCATCAAGTCCTTGACGGACGAACAAAAACTGGGGAGACAATGAAAAAATAAGCCCTCACGGGCTTGATGGATGGTAAACAATCATTATACCACATAAAAACTCTATTGTCATTAGAAAAAACTTATCAAAAAGTCTGTATTACAATCAAAGTATGCTTGCATTATACAACTATCCATTTCCCAGGGAGAGTAGTAGGGCAAAAAATTTCCAATTTTGATAATATATTTAGTATATATATTTAATATATTTACTATTGACTTTTTAAAAAATACACTGTTATAATTAATTTCAAGGAGGATCGAAATAATATTATCAAAATCGGAAAATTTTCTCTGACCCTAAAGTCCACCAACCCGGACCAACCCAAAAATAGCGTATTCACTTAAACCGAATACGCCAAATGCAATACATCATCAAATTTAAAAAGGAGACGAATTACATGCAAAAGCACATCGATGTATTCTTTTATCTTAATTTATTTCGCAACAAACATTTGCCCGTAACGAAGGAAATTCATAGGCAATTACTTCAATCTTGGCTTGAAACACCAATGAATGATACTACTGCTGATCGAGTAGAACAGATATTCACCCAATATCCGCCCGATAACACGCAAAAAGCGCGATGGCTACGTGACAATGGTTATTCACCCAGTTTTATCGGCAAATATCTTAATATTACTCCCGGAACTGTGAGTTATCATCTAGGGAGAAGAAATTCCGAGGAGTATATCAACGGTATTTTGCTTCAGTATTTGCAAAACATAAATCGTCCAGCATACAGAAATAATTACTAATACTGTATTTGTACATTTGTTTGAAAAATACGTTTCATCCAAACTGAATACATCGACTTTGAAACCGTATTACGAACTTTTTTGCGAATTACAAAGTCGATGTATTACAAAATACAGGAGGAACCCAAATGATTAACTACCAACTAACCAAAGTCATGATCAGAAAGTCCGGCTTGGTCCTCGGTAAAAACCGCTTCGGTACGAGGTGGGTTGAAATCAAGCTAAACGGTAAAACCATCAAGCGTATCGATATACAGAAAGGGTGGGATCGCGTCCCTACACCGTCCGAGGAAGAACTGTACATTCAGTCCCATGATTTCCTAGCTTTAGAACAAGACAAATACCATGCAGCTAATTTTTACCCTAAAGAATACACTATCTAATTATAGTCAATACTAAGCATACAAATTTAAATCACCACTTGACATGCCATATGTCATGTGTTATGATTATCTCAAGAACAAGCAAGCCACTAATAACTAAGGAGAAGTGATTAAGATGGAAAAGACATACAACGGTTGGTCAAATTATGAAACATGGGTAACAAAACTTTGGATGGATAACGATTACCGCAGCTATAATTATTTCAAAGAAGAGGGTAGCAATTATGAAGGTCACCCATATGAGTTTGCCGAACACATCAAAAATGTAGTTGAAGAAGAATTTATTCCTGAATTACAAACTGGATTGGCTAGTGACTTGTTGGGTCATGCAATAGGAAATGTGAATTGGTACGAAATCGCTGAATCCATCCTAGATGATTTAAACAATTAATCATGCTACCAATCCCCTAGCTTTAGGGGGTTGTATGGATGATTAACACATCCAACAGTTATTAAAATTCTACGATAACTAGGGAGGAATTACCATGTGCAGAGAAAACAAAGGTATGAGCGCAAACATTTTAAGTGAAAAGGAGTCTATGGATGTTTTAAGAGAAGAGTACCGGGAACACGCTGCCGACTGTTGTCCGTCTATTCCCAGCTTTGCCCAGCGTGTCGCTACATTCGATGAGATTGTAGGAGTATATCCTGTCATTCATGATCGTACAGAAAAAATAAGAGAGAGTATTCACAAATTGATTGATTTCTGTCGCTATAATAAAACTCAAGAAAGATTGACCTATCAAATGACTGATTTTTTGAGATGGAATTTACTTGAAAGAATCGGTCAAGAAGATTTTATGAACAACACGATTCCTAAAAACTTATTCGATCAGTTGAAAGATGAAATCAAAAAACAAGAAAACATGGATAATTTTTATTTAGACGAAAAAGTGTTCGAATTAATTAAAAAATCAAGTCCAAAACTATCTAATTTGATTCTTTCCCTAGCTAAATTCTATGAACCAAACGAGGACCCAAATAATAATCAAGTGGTCAAAGATTACAATGATCGCGGATCAAATAAAAATAACGAAATGGAAATGGTTATTAGTACGGAACCGCACCGCATTGCCGGGATGAGTGCCTTTGGCAAGTTCACTAGTTGTCAAGATTGGGTCCGTAAACATCAAGGGCATGAGTATCACGATTACACTCATCAAGTATGGGCGAATTTGAAGGATGAAACATGCGGAATTATCTTCATTCGTCATACTGACGAAGAGTATGAAGTAGAGGATATGTACGCTCGTTCCCTCATTCGTGTGCTGGAATTGGAAAACGGTCATAAAGTATTCTACATTCATAAAATCTATGCAATTGCTCCGTATGATAAGTACCTTCAGGATTCAATCGAAGCATGGGTGAAAACTTTGCCCGAAAACTACCATGCGATACTTATGTATAAACACGATCGTTCTACTTATGAAGGAATGAAAAACAAGCACGGCAAAACCTTTAAGTCGTCTTTTACTTCCGTCACTCATGAGCAAGATGCGTTAGTATGCTATGGAGAAGAGCGTCAAGAATGTGATTGCTGCGAGGGGAGTGGAACGGTTACTCAAGAGTATGAAAACGAAGTGGAAAGAGATTGTTGGTCTTGTGATGGATCGGGCTATATATGGGATGATGATTTAGAGGAAAATGTAATGTGTCATAATTGCGATGGAGACGGGTACACCGTCGAAACAGAATGGCAAGAGGAAGAAGTAGATTGCGAAAACTGCGATGGATCAGGCTATGTACTAGATGATGAAAGAGAATACAGCCCATACAATGACCATACAAATTTCCTAGATTTAGAGTCCTATAAAGGAATCAAATTCCAAGTCCCCACAGCGATTTTAAAATGGGATGAAGAGGAAGAACCAACTAAACCAATCGACCGCCCAACCCCAACAGGAATATATCAAGTAGGAGATCGTGTCAAGCTTCGTGATGGATTGATAGTCGGTCAAATGTACGGTGGGATAATTATGTACGATGGAATGATGAACTACATGCATAAAGTTATGGAAATAAAATTGACTTCAACAGAAGGTGGGACTACTTACTATGGCTGTGGGTATTGGTATTCAGCCGAAATGCTGGAACCAGCCCCCATTCAAGAGGGAGACTATGTCCGAATCCGTCACGATCTAGTGGTCGGTCAGATGTACAACGGCTTAACTTTCCAAGAAGCCATGAAACATAATCAAATTGTAAAGGTATTGAGAAAAGACAGTAATGACACATTCAAAGTATATCATCCTCGAATAGATTGGTTATATTATGGAGTCGATATGCTTCAACCAGTGGCACAAAACGCTCGACAACTAAGGGAGGTTGTATAATATGAAGAAACTAACGAAGCAATTATTCAAGCTACTACGTCTACATAGTCCAAGTGGGAAGGAATGGGCGGTCGCTCGTTACCTTCTCCCCATTCTTCGAGATACGATGGACATTGTGACGGTCGATTCTCATTGGAATATTCTAGCAGAAAAGAAATATGGGCAGGATGATTACACCGTTTTACTATCGGCACATATGGACACGGTAGCAAGTCATCCTCCCGTACCGAAATGGAGGAACAATAAGACTGAAATCTATAACATGGCAGGAAATGGAGCATTAGGAGGAGACGATAAATGTGGTATCGCTGCACATTTGGCAGTTATTCGGGAAATGAACCGAGGAACTCAATTCACAGGAACATTAAAAGTCTGTTTTTCAAGAGAAGAAGAAATTGGATGTGTGGGGGCTTCAAAAGCAGTAAAATTAAATCCTGAATGGTTCGAAGGAATAAACGCTTGTATCGTGGTAGACCGAAAAGGATCGGACAATATCGTAGAATCATGTGGTAGCTGGGAAAGATTTTGTTCTCCCGAATATAGTGAGTTTTGGGCTGATATGGCTACCAAAACGGGATTTATGGGGATTATTCAGGATGGATCAATCAGCGATACGATGATTTTTAGTGAACTAGGGATAAATGGAGTCAATCTATCGGCTGGTTATTACCATGCCCATACAAGGGATGAGTACATCCGTATCGATGAGTTGAAACGGACGGTACGATGGATTTTAAATGGTTTGGATGAAATCCAATCCCATCAATTCCCTAGTTTTGACTACGAAATGGCAATGGCAAATAAATCATGGGGAGGATGGACTTGGAGTTTAAAGGACGATTCAACAATGATCGAATGCGATTGTTGTCTCGTTCAATTCCCTATCGAGCAAATGTTTGACTATCATGGGCATGATGTTTGCTATAACTGTATAAACGATATTAAAGAAGGGACGATCTAACCAATGACTAAATTCGACCTATTCATGATCTCAGTCCTAGCCCCCATAGGTGCAGCCGTTTTCTTGGCTGTACTCTATGGAATGATGGTCCTAGCTGAGTTCGCCCGGTCATTCCAATAAAATCGCCATTTTATTCTGTTTTAGAGAGGGGACGAAGTAATGTTGAAAGCCTTCTACACATACGATCCGGATCATGAACATTGTGAGATTGTTTTTGCAGGAAATCGAAATTTAGCAAGACAAAGTTGTGAAGCAAGAGATTGGTGCGACTATATAGATATAGGTGCAAGAAGATTACCACATTTCGATAAGTATGCAGAACAAGGGTATGTCCCTAAAGAAGAATTGCTTAAAGATGGTTGGTGGTTTGAGTGCATGGTACATCATTTCAGAGAGCAATTAAATAACAATAAATTATACTGCACGAAACATGTTTATGAAGAAGATGCAGTTATTATCGAAGATAAAGTCATTTGCAAAGAGTGTGCAGAAAAGCTTCGGTAAAATCAACATTTGATTGGAGTTGAAGTTTTGATAACTGTATATTGTGGTTGGTGCAACAATACATTTATAGGCAAAAAAGAGGATTTCAAAATTTTAATCCACGAACTTGACGGTGAGTGTGTAGAGTGTCCGAATTGCAAAGGACATTCTGAAATATTTCGATAAATTCAACATTTTCTCGGCTTTTGAAAGGGGAGAGGTATATTGAGTAAATATAATTACTTGTCAACTGGAGAGAATGAACATCCTACTCCACAATGGCTATTTGACAAGATAAACGACATGTTTAATTTTGAAATTGATTTATCCGCAACTAGTGAAAATGCTAAATGTGAAAAGTTCTATACAAAAGAACAAGACGCATTGAAATATGAATGGGATAACACTTCATGTTGGTGTAATCCCCCATATTCAAAAGATTTACAGCCTTTATTTATCCAAAAGGCGTACACAGACAGTCTTAAATATAAAAATACAATTGTTTTACTTATTCCTTTACGAGCAGATACAAGAGTTTGGCATGATTATATTTGGGGTAAAGCAGATGTTTATATCTTTAAAGGCAGACCTAAATTCTATGGTGATAAGAGTCCGACATATGCGAGTGCTTTAGTTGTGTACAGTGATTCTGAACACAAAAATATTTATACGGTTGATAAGGATTTTGAAGCAATAAAACAAATTGCTTAAACCTGAACAAATCCAGATTTGCTTCGATTTTATGTAAAAACCAAAACAGGCGAGTATTCCATCGAAAGGGGATTTGCGATATGAAAGAAGAACCATGCGATTATTGTGGAGGTGACGGATGGATCGATCAAGGGGATGGATCAGAAAAGATGTGTAAATACTGCCGGGGAACCGGGATAGAAACAAAGGAGGATGAATGGCAATGGCAAAGATAGCTACGAACGTTTCACTAACTACAGCTAAAAACATCGGGTTGAATGCTTCGAATCATACTCTTTCAGACGGTACACCTTATGTCATGCTTAGTTTAATGAATTTTTCTATTACGATTTGTGCGTCAACCGATCAAGCCGAACAAATAGCCAAGGCACTATTATCTCAAGTGCAGCAAATACAAGAACAACAAATGGAGGAAACAACAAATGAAATCGAATAGCAGCAAACGAGGATTCGAAGTTTTAGTAAAGGAAGATTCAGTAATCAATTATTTTCCAAAACGAGGTACCATGCAAAGTGCAGGGTATGACTTAATCTCAAGAGATAAAGCCGTTATTCATCCGGGTCAAACCGTACTACTAAGAACAGGTGTAACAGCTTTTATGTTGCCCGATGAATGGTTGCATTTAAAAAGTCGGTCAGGATTGTCTCTTAAAAAAGGAATTATTGTAGGAGCAGGAGTTATCGATGCAGATTATTACCCTAATGAGATTGGAGTAGTTATTCATAATTTTGGAAATGAATCTTTTGAGGTAAATACTGGGGATCGTGTAGCTAACGCTATTTTCAGTAAGTATTTACTAGCGGATAAAGATAACGCTGATACAGAAAGAACTTCAGGATTCGGTCATACAGGAGTTTGATTTTTCTTGAATACAATCCTTCACTTGTGTTAAACTACATATACAGGTGAAGGGTGTATGCTCGAAAGTATTTATAAAATACTTTGGAGGATGCAGTCAACAATGTAGCCTAATCCGCATACATTAAACTAAAGGAGTTGAAATATATGTCACAGCTAGGAAAAGTATGTAACGCTTGTGGTAGAGAACGTAGTAAAACGAAAGCCTTGGTTTACGATCCTGAAACGTTAATGCCATATTGTGAGTTTCCTCATATCTGTAATACGAACCACCCGAACAGCGTACCTAATCTACTAAAACGTGGGGCAGAACTGGTGATGATCAACCAAACCGAAGCCCAGCGACTATTCAAGGAACATTTAATCAAGACAATCGGCAATACAGATAAGATCGCTAAGATTCGAAATATGGTAGATAAGCCTATGACGATTCGGATAGGCAGCCCGGACTTGGCTATATTCTTAATCGAATTGCAGGAACAATACCACTTCAGTTCTTTATCGGATACGATCCGTTACTGCATTCAGGTAATGAAAGAGAATCAAGGTGAATACTACTCGGACTACAAAAAGATGGAGGAAACTAGGGAAGAAGTGAAGCAGGAGAAAGCCCTTGTCGAGTCTATCGAAGATAGTAAACCTTTGGAGGAAAAGCCGAAAGAGGAAGTCAAGGAGCCTGAGCAAGAAGAAGTATGGGATTTTTAGGAGGAATGAAGGATGGCAACAATTAACCTAAAAACCGATGACAAACCGCATCTATCTGCACTAATGAAGTCCAACCCAAAACTAGCGAAAGAAGTGATTGAAACATTCGTTAGTTGTATGGAGGAAGCATGTAACCCGGAATCAGGAATGATGTGGGCTGAATTGCCGGGTAAGTTTTCGGATCAGTTATCATTTCGTGATTTGATTCTCGGAATCTTAAAAGGTAGCTTGGATTTAAAAGAATTGAATCCTGAAGCCTTTGATGCAATTAAAGAGGAAGTCCACCCTCTATCCATGCTTATGCCGCGTAAAGATTGGTTAAATGGAGGAATGAGAAGGTATGAGTGGAGAAATCACTTCCGATTGCCGAAAGATGCCCAAATCAACCAAGATACCGTTTCGGATATTTTTAGGAAGCTGCTTCGCTATTATAAATATGTGAAGGTTGACGACTTAGCCTATGCGATGATCAACAACCAAATCAAAACCTTCGAGGGGCTAGGGGAACGGAATGTAGCGATGCTGCCGTTCGTCCCAGCTTTACGCTACCAACAAAAACACTTCGGGGATTTGCATGTTGGAAAGTTCTTTGATGATATCGGGGCTTTGGATTGTGGGGAGATAGGTACTGAAGTAGAATGTCCTTCCTGCCAAACCCCGTACAATGAATTGTGGTATCTTGGAGAACATATAATCTGCCCTAGCTGTAATGCTGGATTCAAGGTAAAGGAGGAACGTCAATGACCGAGCAGGAGAAACAATTTACTGATTATTGGATTCAACAAACGGTATCCGAACGCAAAGAAAATAAACGGTTAAAATCGTTGCTGGATGAACGTGATAAAGAAGTGGAAGGCTGGAAAAAACACGCTACTGATTTTGAAGAAATGTATAAGCAGGAGCATAGAGAGAAGAATGCGTTAAAACGTGAACTAGAAAGATTAAAAGAAGTAAACCAACATCTAAGAAAGGCATTGAATGATCTTAAATATGGACTAGAATATGGTGTAGCGAATGCTTCAAGCTGTATAAAAATTATTGACGAAGCCCTAACAGGGGAGGAATCTAAATAGATTGGTACTATTTCGACCAAATTATTACACTTGTTACGGTTTCTTTTTCTATAGGATACTGGTTAGGAAGGAGAAATAAAAATCCTTCCTAAATTCTCATTGTATATGTCATGTGATATGTGGTATACTGTAAGCAAATAACTAAGGAGGTATGGTCATGTTACCTGTTGTCCATCCTATCGCTAAAACAGCGATTCAATTAAGACAGTCTATTAAGAGATTAGAAACCTTTGTTTTATCTAATCCAAACGATGAACACATTAGAGAAGTAAAGGAATTACTTAAAGACCTAGAAGCTGCAAGGGATCACATACCCGGTCACTTGTTGGATGTAGATTTGCAGGAGGGGTAGTATGCAAGTCAAAGTCACCAATGACCACATTTATGTAAAAACACCCTATCATGAAAAGGATTTTGTGAAGGACGTAATGAACGGGACTTGGAGCAAGGCGGAAGGTATGTACCGTTTTCCTAAAAATATCCATACTTTGACGGAACTTGCCCGGAAATTCCCCAGTTTGATGCAAAATACCCAATTCATGAATGAAGGGACAAAGTTAAAGGCAGCTAGGAATTTTTTCTTAGAGTTAAAACAAACGAATATCATCCTAGATGATCGGCTTCGCCCGTACCAAAATACGGATGTGAATTACCTAAAGAAACTCCCGGCTGCTGGAATTTTTAATGAGCCTAGAACTGGGAAAACACCTACATCCATTATTTTGATGAAGGAACTAAAGACCAAAAGGAACCTTGTTATTTGCCCGGCATCCCTTATTTGGAACTGGAAGAAGGAGTTTGAACAATGGTATCCTGAGTGTAAAGTAAATGTCTTTATCTCAAAAAGAAAACCAAAACTTCCTGAATGTATGGGATTTCTGCCTGTAAATGAACCTAATGTGGTGATTGTAAGTAAAGATACGTTAAAAACAAATATTAACTATTTTGAAGGAGATTCAGTACGATGGGACACTTGTTTTGTAGATGAAGCACATTTCCTACGAAATCGGGATACCGCCCAATCGAAAGCTGTGTATGCCATTAAAGCGGATCGACGGTATGCCCTGACAGGAACCCCAACTGTGAAGCATGGAACGGATATATTCGGTATTCTAAAATTCCTTTATCCCAAGAAGTTTTCCTCGTATTGGCAATTCATCGAACGATACTGGGAAATGGGTCAGGATTGGATGGGTCATGCTGAGGTCAAGGATATCAAGCCCAATCGTAAAGCTGAATTGCAGGAATTAATTGGGTTTATATCAGTCCAACGCAAACGAAAAGATGTGATGAAGTGGCTGCCGGATAAGCAAAGACAAACCTTCTATTGTAAGATGGAGGGTAAGCAGCTTACACATTATACCGAAATGCTTGAGGATTTTATGACCGACGATGGGGAATTGGATGCCCCAAATGTTCTCACCCAGTT